TTTAACGGCTTTTTGCGCGTTTCGCATATCGCCATCGCAAACAAATCGAATAAGGTGCCGTTCACTATCATTCATCTAAGAAGTCCTCCAATTCAATCTTCCCTTCTGCCGCAGCAGCCGCCAGAGCGTACACGAACTGCCCAATCGTCATTCCATGCCGTCTTGCTTCACGGTTGATGTACTTGCGCTCTTCCTCGCTCATAAGGATGGTAATACGCTTTGAACGCTTGCCATCACCGCTTGCAACGCCCTGATGCGATTCCGGCATCGGGATTTTTTTCTTTGTCAAGCCAGCTTCGGCTAACGCACTTGGAACATCGCCCTGTTCGATAAGACGTTGAACTTCCTTTGCCTGTTTCAGCTTCTTTGGCTTACTTTCGCTTACTACGGCATTGTTTGGCTGTGTTTCGCTGTCTTTGGCTTGCTTCGGCTTAATACTGCTTAACTGTGCTTCATTAGGCTGTGTAAGGCTGGCTGTGGCTTCACTGGGCATAATCGGCGCTTGTTCGGCTTCGTTCGGCTTTGCTTGGCTTACTTTTTCTTCCTTTGGCTCACTTCGGCTTAATGTCTGCTCCGAAAAAATAGGCTGAAAATCAAACCCGCCCAACAAGCCTGTGGATTTTTTGCTGGTTGATTTCATTTTTCTTCCTCCATTTTTGCTCCACATACTGGGCAAAAATTCCAAATCCACTTGTCGAAATCGCTTTCGGAAATCATACCACCACAATTACTGCATTTGATTACTTGCTCTGCATGGCTGTTATCATAATCGTCCTGAATAATAAAAGTCAAACCTTCTGGACGTTCCCATTTTGCTTTTGACTGTAAATCTTGCGCATCAGCATTTCTTAGTGCTCTTAACCTTTCTAACGCATCTTCCAACGATTGATTGTCGCCTTCTTCAAGAAGTCTGTTTCGATAGTATTCCATTAAAGGAGCAACGTCTACAATCTTCTTACTCATTTTGTATCTCCCTCCACAATCATCTTCGCCAACGCCTTGAAATCCTCTGCGCTGGTACTCTTTGCCGTGTCGCCGCTAAACAGACTGTGACGCTCTGCTTGCGCCTTACGAACGCCCATAGACGGTCTAATCTTTACGTCCAGCAATGTTGTCCCCATGCTCTGTGCAATCATAGGAAGCTGCTCCACAACCTCTTTGGACAGGTTCTCACGGCTCTTATACTGGTTCAGAAGCAAACCTTCAATCTTCAAAGTCGGATTGAAGTATCTGCGAACATCGCCGATGGTCTGCGAAAGCTGGCTCAAACCAGCCAGTGCGTATCGGTCTGCTGTGATGGGCACGATGATGCTGTTGGCGGCGATCAGTGCGTTCACAAGCGCAAGACCAAGCTGCGGGGGAGTGTCCAGCACAATGTAATCATACTGCGCAGAAACACTTTCAAGGGCTTCTCGCAGTCGGAAGTTCTTACCCATGTCCCGGACAAGCTGCTCGTCAATGCCCTTCAATGCGTTATCAGACGGCAGAATGTCACCAGCTTCACAGTGCTGGATTCCTTCCTCTGCTGTTCCTTGCCGGGTCATCACATCAAACAGGGTGCATACGTCCTCTATCTGCGCTCTGTAGGTGTCTGTTGCGTTGCACTGAGCATCGCAGTCCACCAGCAGGACTTTCTTGCCGAGCAACTGCAACGCACCAGCCAGACAGGTACTTGTGGTGGTCTTGCCTGCGCCACCCTTCTGGTTGGCGACAGCTATGATTTTTGCCATTTTATCACTCTTTCTTTTATTTGATGCGTCTGATTATTTTGCAGCATGCTTTCTCATTGCTATGTCAATCTTTTTAACGCCAAGGGGAAGCATCTGACGATGGCTGACTTCAGGCATATCTTTGTTCGTCATCATATCTTTAAGAATTTTACGAGAATTGGTCATATATGCGCCGCAAAGTGCGCACCAATTATAAAATCCGTTTTGAACTGTAAACATTTTGCAGCCAGAACATTCGTAATAGCCGTATTCATTGCCATCTTCGTCTGTTTTTCTACAATATACCCACTTTGCCGTTTTTCTTTCGGGCTTTGAAATCTCAACGCTCATGTTTTGCCTCCATTCACTGCTTCGATTTCATAAAACGCAGGAAGATATTTGTCAATCGCACCTTCTTTCTTCAAGCTGCCGATCAGATACCGCTTCGGGTGGTCAGGCCAAGGGTCACGATTGATTGAAAGAATATCTGCACATGCAGCCTTTACAATGTCGTAGACTGCATCTCTTCGCTTTGGTAGCTTGATAGATGGATGCTCTTCCATCATCTTTACCTCAACTACCTTTGCAACCTCGATACACTCTTGAACCGACAGCGCATCACATACAGACCAATCGTATCCATCATATCCGCTTGTGCGGGGTTTCCTGCTTTCTTTTTTCTCGCTCGGCTTGGAATTTACCGTGCTATCCTTAACCTCGCTAAAATCGGCATCTATGGCGGGCTGGTTGGACTTGTATGCGAATCGGAACTCAACAGCTACAACCTTTCGACCCATGCAAATCTTCTCGAAGTCTACGACAATATCCGAAACATTGCTAATTTCCTCTACTGCTGGTTCGAGCACTCTGCGCCGTAAAGCCCGAAAGTCGTCATAACTTGGGTCGTTTGCTCCTATATGGTCACGTAACTGCTTCAAGCCAATCTTGTTCGATGACAATGAGTGGTTCATCCAATCACGAATCATGCTGTACATCAGAATAGACGCTTGCTGCTTCATCCCGATCGTATAGCGCAGGCGATATTTGACGTAGCCGCTTCTTGCAATATCGAAAAACACAGGCCGTAAGTCAGGATTGCAGTTGATTGAAACATCATAGGACAAGGATTCCCGATTGAACTTAACCTCTGCCTTTGTGAACAGTGGATACATCACATATTCCGTTCCATCTGCATTCAGTGGTACTGAAACCACGTTGCCCAAAAAGTGCTTAACTTGCGACTTCAAGTTCTTTGAATTGAGCTTCAAATCCAGCAGCTTGCAATATTCAGCCAGCGTAAACGACACGTTAGAGCTTTCTGGGTCTCTCGGATTGATACGGCTCAGATAGACCTCAAGCAGCCGAAGCTCGCCTGCTGTGTAGTCCGTAAACTTCGCCCAAACCAATGCCTTGCTCTTTTCGACAAGATTGTTTCCTGTCAATTCTGGCATTGCATCACCTCATTTCTTCTACCCTATTATACCACTGCATCGTGTACACGTCAATGATTCTGTACACAATTATTTTTCAACAATCGACTTCCACATTCTGTACACGATGCTCCACTTTTTGTACACGATACACTCCACTTCTTGTACACGTTCCTCCACTTTATGTACACAATGCTCCACTTTTTGTACACGTTCTTACTATATATATAAACAAGAGATAAACAAGAGATAAATAATCATCATCAAATAGTGACGACGATACATTTTCAACAATTTCTTCTCTTCAACGGGCAGATTGTTGAAAACGACAACTCTTTTTGCTGAATAAGAAACGTCCATCAAGCCCTATAATCTACCTGACGGTTCTATCGTGTACAGAAAATGGAGCGCAATTACATCAATAGGGGACGAATTGACAAGTCACGCTTTGACGAACGAAAATTTCACGCGAGTTCGTTAATTACATCCGCAAAAATCCACCATTTACGACTCTATGGAGGACAAAATGACAACCCAAAACTATATTTATAACAGGTCTATTGTGTACAAAAAGTGGAACACGTCCCCCTGTATACCGTAAAAACTTCGATAATTCGACAATCAGCGCAAAATGTTTTCTTCGTTGATGGTATAAGAATCGTTTCGCTTCATGGCCGAAGCTTCCCCACAGTCCTGTGCCTGATATAAAATCTGCATATTAGGCTGTGTTCCGTCTGGGTCTGGGTCGGTTTTGGTGGCCTGTGCCATCTCATAATGTCCTGTGACGGTGCGGCAGACGGACACACGATCACGCAAAGTCGTGTGAAGGTTGGCTACCATTTCGCACAGAACGGCAAGGTAATCTGAACCGTGATTGCCATAGATCAGATAGCAAAGCAGGTCGATTTCCTGTGGATGGGCGTCTTTGATATGTTCTATCAGCGTATCTCTCTTTCTCTCGGTGCTGGCATCGCCAGCCAGACTTTCCAATAATCCGGGATGCAAACAGGTGTCTATGTACGGTTTGGCCGCAACACCGCAGCACACGAACCACTTTATGATAGTAGGAGCATCTGGGGTCATTGTCCCTTGCTCGTAACGAAAAATGGATGTTCGGCCTATACCCATTTTGTCTGCAAGCTTCTGTTGGCTAAGTCCGGATTCTGCTCTTGCCATCTCTAACGCTTTTGCCACTCGTATCCTATAATCATCCATAAATACCCCTCTTTCGACAAAATGATATAAAATCAAAGAAATTTAACTGATATATTGTTCAAAATGTGAAACAATAATTGAAAAAATTCGCTGTTTCATTGAAACAGCGAGATGTGGTATAACTGTATTGTCAAAAATTTCCAAAGAGAAAGGAAATGCAAAATGAAAGAAACTGTAATCTGGAACCATGAACGTATGCTAATCATCGACGGAATGCCTGCCAGCGTTCCCGATGGGAAGCCACACACACCTGAACCGTGGGAGGAAAGCTAATGAACCGAACTGTAGATACTCTGATTATCCCATACGCTCGCAGACGGACGCTGGAGCTTGTCCTGAGCCTTTCGGGGTACGAAGCTGATAAAGATGCTTACCTCGAAGCGAAAGGCATCCTAGAACGTGCCGCAGCCGCCTTAGACGATGGACGAGACCCGGCAGATAGCATCGAAAACATTGACGGACAGCTCGTAGAGCTGTGATTGGAGGAAAGATGGATAGGCGCTGTCCCTTTTGACTTAAACGCTCATGGGTTTCCAGACGGAAGTTGTGGATGCACAGAAAATTGAGCATTTTTGCACTATTTTCCAACTAGTTGTTAAAAATACCTTGAACTTACAATAAAATGATGTAAAATGGACTCAAACAAACATCCGCACTTACTGATCGGGAGGATATGCCACAATGAGCGAGCAGGAAAGAGCCAAGATTGACCAGTTTATCACATGGTTGCTGGAACACCCAGAAAAGATTCCAGTAACAGAACAAGCGCTAGACCTAAAGTAACAGAAAACCCCTTGCGCAGAGCTACACCAGCCCGGCACAAGGGGTTTTTATTTTACCGGGCATGAACGTCACATCTTCTCGATTAAGTTCATCAGCGCTTCACGCTGTTCCTTCGGCATAGATTCAAGTTTTTTTCTAATCCGCTCCACTGCTGCATCGACTTCACTTTGCGGCTGCTGGGGCGGGTTTTCTTTTTGGACGCCAGTGAGTTCCTCAACCGTAACACCTAGTGCGTTGGCTACTGGCAAAAGCATTTCATCTGGAAAATCTCTGTCGGTAGTCAGCATTTGAGAGATATAACCCCTGCTTTTTCCGATTTCTCTGCACACAAAGGATATATTCACACCTTTATTGGCAGCGATTTTCTTAGCTCGCTCCACATTGCGCATAGAAAAAGACCTCTCTTTTTGTGCAAATAGCCAAATGTTCACAGAATCGAAGATTGACTATTGAAAAATAGCCACTTGGCTAGTATAATATGAAGCACAGGGCAAACAAAAACCAAGACCCCTGAAAAATCTATCGGGAAGTCGCTGGAAAATGTTCACTTTGTACCTCGCAACTACATAGTAGCATATTTTCTAGTAAAATGCAAGCCCAGAAAGGAGAATGGCTAGTGAATCTTTCTAAAATCGACGAGTTTCGCAAGTTGCATGGTCTGTCTCGTACTGACTTGGAAGTAGCTGCTGGTTTGAGCAACGGCGCACTGGGCAAGTGGGAACGCTCCGCAAATGGGCCGAGCGTTCGACAGCTTGTGAAAGTCGCTGATTACTTCCGCGTGTCGGTGGATGCTCTTCTTGTAAGAGATAAGCAGTAAATCATAAGAAAGGGTTAAAAATGAACGACATTATCTTATCTATGCAGAATGGCGAGCCTGTGGTTTCCAGCCGTCAGATTGCAGAGAGCTTTGAGAAGCGTCATGACCATGTGATGCGTGACATCGAAGACATTATGAGGGGTCTCCCCAAAAATGGGGACCCCCCCATGTTCTACAAGACCGAGTACGTCCATGAGCAGAACGGCCAGAGCTACCCCATGTATCTGATGAACCGTGACGGCTTTACACTGTTGGCAATGGGCTTCAATGGCAAGGCTGCTCTCGAATGGAAACTGAAGTACATTGCAGCGTTCAACAAAATGGAAAAGAAGCTGGCCGAAAAGCCGCAGCTTACCCGGTCGCAACTCCTTGCAACTGCACTGATCGCAGCGCATGAGGAACTGGAACAGAAGGACAAGCAGATTGAAACCATGAAACCGAAAGCGCTTTTTGCAGATGCCGTGAGTGCTAGCAAAAAGAGCATTTTGGTTGGTGAAATGGCAAAGTTGCTATCTCAGAACGGCATTAACATCGGTCAGAACCGCTTGTTTGACTGGCTACGCCGGAATGGCTATCTCATCAAAGACCCGAAACGTAGCGATTACAACTTGCCTACACAGCGGAGTCTGGAGATGGGGCTGTTTGAAATCAAAGAGACCACGATTCAGCACAGCGACCACATTTCTATCAACCGCACTCCGAAGATTTCCGGTCGCGGCCAAGTCTACTTTGTAAACCTCTTCTTGAAAGTAGAGAAGAACCAGAAAGCGGAGGGCTGAACATGGAACAGATTATCACCTTAAAGGTAGACCTTGAATACCCGGAAGAAGCCAAGTTCGCCATCGACGCTGCGGCCAAGAGCTACTCGGACTTTAAGCGTGAGCAATCGGTAAGGCGCTTTGTGGAGAACGGTTGTACTCCGGAAGACGCAGAGAAAATCGCAAAGTTCATCCGGTTTCTCGACCAGTGCTTTTCCGAACACAACGAAAGAGTCTTGAGAAAGGCAAGTGAGTCAGATGGAGGTTAAGAGCTGCGAACGCTGCGGAGTGCCTCTCGGCGAAGTCATCAAGACAAAACGGTATTGCAAAGAATGCGCAATATTAGTTAAAAAGGAAAACCAAGCAGCGCGACGCGCTCCATATGGCGTCGTTCCTTGCGAGTGGTGTAAAAAGCCAATGCGCAAGCTGTATGAGCATCAAAAATATCACCAAAAATGCGCAAATATAGTAAAGCGTAGGCAGATGGCCAAGTGGTGGAAAGAACATTCGGATTATATCAAGTCTCCCTCCCGCAAGGCCAGACCGGAAGGAAACCAGACACAAGAAAAGCCTAAGCCAAAGTACACCATCAAACAGATGAACGATAAAGCAAAAGAGCTTGGAATAAGCTACGGCCATTACAGTACTTTGCTTGCACAGGGAAAGGTAGGCCCTCCTGATGAACGGTAAGTATTATGGCCAACGTGAAATCCACTGGCACATCCGGGAGAAAGAGCGGCTGGAACACATCCAACGCAAGCGGAGGATGGCAAACGATGAAGAAAGCAATAAGCGACTTCAACAAAAGCAGTCCGTGGAAGAAGCGCTGGCAAAAGCGTGAATCTTTAAGACTGGAACATATCGAGAAAGAAAGAGTGAGCAAAAATGAAAAAAATCAAAGTCAGAATCACATTCACCGAAGCGGTTCTCGGCACTTGGCCTAGCAACCAGAACATTGCGCGAGAGTTCATTGCCAGCAAGTCCCCGGACGCAAGCACTATCGAGGACGAAGTTGCCGCTCTTGGCGCTGATGCTGTGGCAGATAAGGGCATGACCGTGTTCCCTCGCAACGAGAACGGCAAACCCATCCTGTATGACTACCAAATCAAGGGCTTCTTCAAGGATTCTTGCGGTATGCTGGGTCGTATCGGTGGCAAAACCGAAACTGGCAAGAAGAAGGCCGTGAACGAAAGCGGCAAGTTGACGGCCTACAAGAAGGTCATTGATGGTCTGATTTTCGTTCAGCCCCGCATGATTCCCATTCATGTGAACGGTGAGATTACCGAGTGCCAGCGCCCTCTCCGCGCCCAGACTGCACAGGGTGAACGTGTAAGCCTTGCCAACAGCGAGCAGATTCCCGCTGGCTCGACTTGCGAGTTTGAAATCGTTCTTCTGGACGATTCTCACGAGAAGGTCGTGCGTGAGTGGCTGGACTACGGTGCTCTGCGTGGCATCGGTCAGTGGCGCAACAGCGGCAAAGGCCGTTATACCTACGAAATCCTCAATTAACCGCTATGGCAGGGTAAGGCTGTGCTGCACTAGGTGTGGAACGGCAACGGAATAGTGACAATTGGCTCAGAAATGCTAAGGCAACGCTTGGAGACGAAGCGACTTGAGCGGCAACGGCGATGCGCTGATTTGATTGGATCTGCAAAGGCATGGCGGAGCAAGGCTCAGACGAGCAATGGAATCGCATGGAACCGACACGAGCGGCGCAGCAAAGGCTATGGATGCAAGGCGTAGCTTTGATAAGCAATGGCAAAGAATAGAAACGATAGGCTAAGGCATTGAGTAGCTAGGAGCAGAAAAGCAAAGGCAAGGCGATTCACTGAAAAGCAACGGCAAAGCATGGTATAGCCGTGATTTGCAATGGCAAAAAACGAAAGGAGACAAAATGAAAGCACTGATTGAAGTGGCCCTGATGTGGGGCATAGCACTGGCAGTGGTTTTGGCGGTATTTCTGCTGAACTTCTGGATGGTGCATCACATCGGTATTCTGGTAGGTGCATCAGCTGCCCGTGGAATCATCGCGGCGTCTGTGGCGATTGCTACGGCATGGATACTGAGTTTTGGAGGTAATAAGAGTGAAAAGCCTGAAAGCTAATGTCCTTTGTACGCTTGGAATCGCGTTAGCAATCTTTTCGGTAGGATGCGGCGATGCAATCCAGAAAAGTCAGAGCACAGTAGCAATGTTTGGATACGTTTTCCTTTCGTGTAGCTTCCTCGCCGCAGCACTCGTCTTGTGTGCCATTGGGGTCAGCTCTGAAAATGAACGTATTGAACAGGAAAATCGCAAAGTAAAACGCATTCCTCACCACACCAACGAGTGGAGGAATGCACGATGAAATGCCCGATGTGCGGTAGCGACAACATTACAACGGCAGACAGTCGGTCAGACAATGACAGCGTAGTTCGCCGTAAGAAGTGCCTTGAATGCAACCATCGCTGGACAACAATCGAAATCGACAGAGACCAGTGGTACAGTGCGTTGCAAATCAAAGAGCAGCGTAAGAGAGGGAGACCAAAAGATGATTAACCTTGACAGATTCGGTGGAGTGACTGAGCCGGAGGACGGCGTGTACTTTATGACCAACGAGCAGATGGCAGAAGCCAAAGAAGCTGACCGGCTGGCTGAGATTGAGGACTTGCAGTCTGAGATCGAGAACAGGGAAGCGGAGTTGAAAGACCTCCGTGCGCAGTTGGCAGAGCTGATGGCTGGTTGATTTCTGTACAGCCAAGTTAAGCCAAAGTAAGAACAATGAAGCCTAATGAAGCCGAAGAAAGGAAAGAAAAATGGCAGTATTAGTAATGGTCTACGGTCATTCCGGCAGCGGCAAGTCCGCTTCACTTCGGAACTTTGACCCGGAACAGGTTGCGGTTATCAACGTGCTTGGCAAGCCGCTGCCGTTCCGTAGCAACATGAAAACCTATATCACCAACAACTACGACAAGATTGATGTCGCAATCCACAGCACCAAGCGTAAGTCCATCATCATTGACGATGCCACCTATCTTATGACTGGCGAGTTCATGCGGAACGCAAAGGTCGCTGGATACCAGAAGTTTACTGACATGGCAGCCAACTTCAACGCTCTGCTGATGCGGGCAAAGGAACTACCGGACGATGTTGTGGTTTACTTTTTCGGGCACAGCGAGCGTGACGGAGACGGTGGCGAGAAGTTCAAGACCGTCGGAAAACTGCTGGACGAGAAGGTCTGCGTGGAAGGGTACTTCACCATCGTTCTGAAAACCGTTGTGCAGGATGGGCGATACTTGTTCAGCACTCGCAACGATGGGATGGACACCGTGAAAACCCCTCTTGGGATGTTCAACGATGCGCTGATCGAGAACGACCTCGCCGCCGTAGACAAGACAATCCGTGAGTATTACAACATCCCGGTTCAGCCGGATAACAAAGGAGAGTAACAGATGAAGAACATCAACTGGAATGACGTACAGGAAGCCACCGAACGCCGTGACCTGCCTGTTGGCGGCTATGTTGCCGGTATTTGCAAGGCAACGGACGAACCTGCAAAGGAGCGTCTGAACATCGAGTGGGAAGTCGCAGAGGGCGAGTTCAAGGGCTACTGGCGTGAGCAGACCGCTTCCCTTATCGAGCGCGGCAAGCTGAATCCGGGCGAATGGGCATGGGGCGGCAAGACCATCAAGAGCTACAAGGAAAAGGCATTGCCGTTCTTCAAGGGCTTCATCACCGCTGTGGAGCAGTCCAATCCCGGATACAAGTTTAACAACGATGAAAAGGCCCTTCGTGGAAAGCTGGTCGGCGTGGTTCTCCGCGAGGAAGAGTACATGGGCAACGATGGCAACGTCAAGACGAAGCTTGTCGTTGACCGCTTCACGAGCGTGGACAAGATTCGTTCCGGCGATTATGAGGTCAGACCGAAGAAAACGCTGGCTGGCGGGTCTGGTTCTGCGCCTGATACTGGTGACTTTGCCGTAATTGAGGGCAACGCGGATGATCTGCCATTCTGACCTGTAATCCGTGACCGCCTACCTTATATAAGAGCTGCGCTATCTGGCTGGACGGGCGTTTGGAAAGATGAAAGTTTTAGTCGCCTGTGAGGAATCACAGGAAGTTTGCAAGGCATTCCGGGCGAAGGGTCACGAAGCCTATTCCTGCGATATTCAAGAGCCGTCTGGTGGGCATCCTGAAGAATGGAAGCAGATTCCAAACTTTCCCCAATATGAAGCCAGCTCGCTCGGAAGAATCAAAAGTGTTGAACGGACTATCTGCTATAAAAACGGAAGATTGGTTCATATTAAGCAGCGAATACTTAAACCCACTAAAAGTAATGGATATTATTCAGTGAATTTAAGCGTTAAGAATAAGCCTAAAAGCGTAAAAGTTCATGTTCTTATTGCGCTTACGTTTATTGGGCAAAATCAGAATGGATATGATGTTCGGCATAAAAATGGAAATAAATTAGATAATCGCAGCGAGAATCTTGAATACGGAACAAGAAGCGAAAATATGATGGATGGTTACAGAATTCGAGGATATGTAACGAAAAACCAGAAGCTGTCACCAGAAAAAGCCGTAGAAATCATAAAGAAAAATAAAGATGGTGTTTCTCAAAGACGACTTGCTGAACAATACAACGTAAGCAAAAGCGCGATAGCTGCCATTTTAACTGGTGAAAACTATAAATGGTATACAGCTATCGCTAAATGAAAAGGGACGAACAATGATTACCTGTTGTCTGAACTGCACATCACGCCACCAAGCCTGCCACGACACTTGCGAAAAGTACAAGGCAGAGAAGAAAGACTTCGAGGAACGCAAAGCTTTTGTGTATGAGCTGAACCACAGCCAGAGCGTGTACCACCGTGATTATGAGGACAAGCACCGGGAACGTGGCAAGAAGAGGTTTCTCGGAAGTGAATTTAGAGGTGAACGAGGATGAGCAGAAAATACGAGCCGGGTAGACTTGTCACATCGCTTGACGAACTTACAAGGCAAAAGTTGGTATTTCATCGAAAACAGCTCATAAGCGCAGGATGGTTTTCTAGCTGGCAAATTCGATATGCCATGAGAGAAATAGAGAAAGGGAACATTCGCTACGCCGATAGAAAACCGGTGCTCTGGCACTATGGTGAGGCCATTATCCCATGAACACCGGCAAGCAGTTTGAAGCGGACTTCAAAGCGTCCGTGCCAAAGGATGCGTGGTGCTACCGACTGAAAGACAGCGCCGCCACCTACTACGGCGGCAACGAGAACCTGTCGTTTTCCATCGACAACATCTGCGACTTCCTTGTGTACCGATACCCGATGAACCATTTGTTTGAGCTGAAAACCATCGAAACGCCCTCTATCCCTCTGGAAAAAGTGTTCGGCAAGTACGACAAGGCAAAGTGCAAATACCGCAAGGAAAAGCACATCACAGCCATGGTGGAAGCAATGGGATATAGCGGCCAGACCGCCCATGTGATAGTCAATTACAGGGCAGTCAACCGAACCTTTGCAATCCCTGCCAGCAAGGTTCTGGCGTTCCGTTACAACGAGAGCCGAAAGAGCATCCCTTGGCAGTGGGCAGAGCGAGAAGGGATAGAGGTCAAAGCGAAAAGGCTGCGTGTCCATTGGCGGTATGACGTTGATGGGCTGCTAAAGAGATTGGAGAGAACATGATTTGTTTTAAGTGTGACCGATGCGGAGAAGTCTTTGACGGGTACAAAGTAGATGGCTTCAATGGCATCGCAAAAATCAAGACAAAAAAAAACGGAGCAAACATAATCGCTGGCGAAGAACCGATTCAACTTTGTCCGTCTTGCATGAAAGAATTGAATGACTGGTTAGAGCCAAACAAAGAAAAACTAGACAACGGGAACAAGAACGAATGGAACAACATGACTACTCAACCGCAATGTGGCGTGGCTGTCGAAATAAAGCTTGAAAATGGAAACCTCGACATTGCGTACCGTAGATATAACGATAAACGCTGGTTTCAAAGTAGTGGTGAATGGGTTTCAAGTGATGTCAAAATCGTTGCATGGAGATACATCGATTGAAAGGAGAACAGAAGTGAGAAAAAAGTTTCAGACATCTTGCCTAAGACGGAAATCTTAGCGCAGTTGGCAGAAGAAGCATCTGAACTGGCACAGGCTGCGTTGAAGCTGCGCCGGGCGCTGGACAACATCAAAATGAAGATGAAGAGGTGAGAACATGAAGCTGGTTGATGTTGAGCCAATTATTTCGGCGTGGAAAACTGTTGGTTTTGACAAAAAGAATGAAGCAAAGTCGTTTTTAAATAGCAAAAACTTCATCGTATACATACAAGGACAAATCAGAAGCACCATTGGAGATGTGTTTTTAGATTTAGCCAACATATTGGAAAAATCTGAGCCCGCCAATATATGGTTTGATGCCAAGAAAGTTTTACCCGAAAAAGACAAAGAAGTTCTCGTAAAAAGAGAAAAGTTCGGCATTGAAATTGCATTTTTATCTTATGACGGATTATGGCAAGAGCACGACGAGTACATTGTATTTGGAGATGTAACTCATTGGGCGCATCTTCCTGAACCACCAAAGGAGGTCTGATACATGGCAACACCCCCGAAGCGTGGTCGTGGCAGACCGCCGCTGACCGAAGCTGAAAAGAAAAAGCGTGAGAAGCGGGCGCAAAAGGCGAAAGAAGAAGCCGCTGCGAAGCGTGAGAAAGAGCGTGAAAAGAAGAAACAACAGATGCTTAACAAGCGGAAATCTATCCGCTCACAGGTGAGTAAAAAGGTGAAAGAACAACAGGAGTTAGCGATCACGAGGTCTAAGATGCTGAACACAGGCGATTTGCAGTCAAGAATCGGTGATGAAGAGGACAAGAAGGTCATTGGCATGATTGCAGCCAAGTATTTTGGCGACCTTCCGAGCGTGGACATGAGCAACCCGATTGAAGTGCAGCAACGCCTTGACTTCTTCTTTGACGCTTGCATCGAAGCCAGAATCTCCCCTGTGGTGGAATGGATTGCACTGGTGCTTGGCATCGAATGGGTGAGTCTGAAGCAGATTATGGCGGGCAAGCGCCGTGATGATAGCTTGCAGCAGAAATACATCTTGAAGCTGATTCTGCAAATGCAGTCCATGTGGGCATACAACGGTATGTACGGTCAGGAGAACCCGGCAGAGTGGATTTTCCGAGCCAAGAACTATTTTGGTATGCGCGACAACGTGGAAGTCACCGTTGCGCCGCCTGAACAACCGTTAGGAGATGCCCAGAGCGCAGAACAGCTCGCCCAGAAGTACCAGACGGCTTTGCCGAAAGGGATTGACGTGGAGTACAGAGAGGTGACGAAAAATGAAACAACGGTTGGTTGACTTCTCCGACCCGATTCTTTCAACGGTGCTGTTTATCTTGCTTAAAGACCGTACTACCGGCAAAAACATCATATGGGCGACAGAGCCGCCGCCTGAACTAGGCGCAGGCTTTGCGAATGAAATCACGTTAGAACAAATCAAGAAGTGCCCGCCAGTGCCACGAGTTCTCAAGCGTCTGGATGAGCAGAAGCAAAGAACCAAAGCAAAAGCAGAGGTTTTTACTCCTTCTTGGGTCTGCGAAAAGATGATAGACATGGGCGAAGAAAACGGTGCGATGCCCGATATGAAGAAAGAGCCTATCAAGTACATCCATTCGACAGTCCTTGAAATCACCTGCGGAGAAGCACCATTCCTTGTGAACCGATACGACACGGTAACAGGCAAAAAGATTCCAGTACCAAAACGGAAAGGACTATTTGACCGCAAACTGAAATGTGTAAACAACTGGTTTGATTGGAATGTCTGGACATGGCACGATGTGGCAGAGGACGCAGCGACGACTACATACGGCTATGAGTGGCAGGGTGACAGCCTGTTGCTTGCAAGAGCAAATATGCTCCTGACATGGCGAGAGAACTTTAAGTGGCTGTTCGGCATAGAGCCTGACGCTGGGAAGGTTCGCAACATGGCTGCTATCATCTCATGGAACGTCTGGCAGATGGATGGGCTGAAAAAGACTGTGCCTGGCACGGACATTCTGTGCAAAATCAAAGACTGGAAAGCCAACAAAGAAATCTTGTTCAAGGATGTTGAAAAGGAGAAATAAAAATAATGGTTGGTATCGCAAAGAGAAAACTAGCTGACGAAGATTGGAAAACACACGTTGCACAAGACAAAGAGTGGATTCCAGCTGGAGCAAAAGTAGAAATTGTAAGCAAAGTCGAAAATTTTTATGGAACGTACTATCTTTGCAACTATAAAGGCAAGAATTATTATCTCAACCCTCGTGATTTGAAACTGGAAGAGGTGTGTTTCGACTAATGCAGACTGACAGAGGAATCTACCATAAACGAGTATGCGACCGCTGCGGAGCGGTTCTGGGCGGCAGGATGATGAACCCTGACGAATACTTCAAGGACTGGGCGTGGCGCAGGGACACAGGCGACCTGTGCCCGGAGTGCTATGCAGAGTATAGGCGAGTGATCGGACGGTTCAATGTCAACAGAAGGAGAAAGAGAGGGGAGGGATAATGGATGTTTACTGCACCACAGAGCATTGCTCTTGCATGGGCATCAAGCAGTTCTCTGCTGGCAAGGCTATCCGCTGCGCGGCAGAATCCTGCAAGAACAAATCTGAGCAGTCCTGGGGCTCTTGCAAATGGTACGCAGGGCTAGAGTACGTGAACGACCAGTCAAAACACGTTGCAGACTTCGTGTGGGACGAACGTGGATGCAAGGAATGGGAGAAAAGAGAAAATGACAACTAAAGATACGATCATCATATTTGTTCTTGGGTCGATTATAACATTATTCGTTGGAGCCTTTATTGCGCTTTTTGAAATGTTTCTTTGGGATATGACCGATGAAATTTCAATCGAATGGTCATGGAAGCATCCAGAACGCTCAACAATTATTCATGCGATAATAATGGCGACTATCAACGTCGTTGTCTTTTGTGGTGGATTTTTGGCTGTATGGATGGCGAAAGGATAAGAAAATGAGCTATGATATTTCACTGTGCGACCCTGTGACGCATAAAACGCTTAAAGCGGATAGCACACATTTTATCGCATGCGGAATGAGAGCTATTGGTGGTACAAAAGAACTGTGGCTTAACGTCACCTATAATTACGGTCACTTCTATTATCGCCCGGAAGTATTCGGCGAAAACGGAATCCGCTCTATCTACGGAAAGACAGGCGAAGAGAGCATCCCGATGCTTGAAAAGGCTATTTCCGCACTAGGCGACGATGTGGACGATAGCGACTACTGGAACGCCACAGAGGGCAACGCCAAACGTGCCTTGTACGGTCTGCTGGCGTTTGCAAAGATGCGTCCTGACGGTGTGTGGGACGGAGATTGAAAGGAGAAAGAAAAATGTCTTTGTTTGAAATTGTACTCGGTTCTGTTTTGACGACAATGATTGGTTTTGTGCTCGTTTTTCCGATTTATTTGGTCGAAAAATATATAGTTCTTAGCATTTTGGACGAATACATAGACAACGTAACCTTAAAAGCCATTGCGGTTGTAGCAGTCAATGTTCTTTTCTTTCTCGTTGGGTTTGCAATCATCTTTAGCGTTTACGGTTATAAGTGTTGATAACACGATTTGAAGGGAGAACGTGCAATGAGAGCCAGACCGATTGATGCCAATGCACTACGGAAACGCATTGAAGAATGGATGCAGGAATTAGAGCAAGAGTTTACTGTCGAGTACGCCTACATGGGATATGCGCTAGATGATGTGCTTGACTACATCGACACTGCGCCAACAATCGAGGTAAAAGGCAATGGCTAACACTCTTTGGCATCCAGCAAGCGAATTACCACGAGAGCGGACGCAGCCTTTGTTGCTTGCGACTAAGAAAACGTGGCGTGATAAAGATGGAAAAATGTTGCAAGGATTCTCGCCGAAAACGTACTTTCTTGGCTGTTACGCAGACGGTCAATTCTGGGATGAGATAGGCGAGAGACTGCCGAAAGATGTGACAGTGACGCATTGGATGCACATTTATGCGCCGGAGGAATGACATGAGTGACGAACTTAATGATTTTTTCAAAGCGTTTACGGAAGCAGCTGACAAGTTCTGCAATGAACTTGAAAAATTTGCAAAAGCAGTTAAGCAGTGCGAGACGCAATCAGGATGTTACAATCCGAAAGACAAAAGAAAGCCAAAGTACACACGCCCGGTCTACGGCAGAGGAGAGAAGCCTTGTGACGGGTTCAAGGCGGCTATCAGAACAAGAGAGGGATTTAAGAAATGGCACTTGACGAAAAAATTGTGGTGTCCGCTTATACCGGATATTTGATGTGTGACTTCAACGAAGTTCACAGGTACATTGAAAATCTGCTAGGCAGACCTGTATTTACACATGAGCTTGCGCTCGGCATGATTCAGGATGAAATCAGGGAGAAATCCAAAGCTGATTTTCTGAAAATTTGTGCGGACAAGGAAGTCTGTCTTGGCTTGAAGAAAGGGTAAAAAATGGAAGAACTCAAGAGATGCCCATTCTGCGGTGGAAAAGTTACTATTGCCGAAGCAGGAGACTATTTGACAAACTGGATGTCCATAACAAGAGGAAACTGCAAGGATGGATGCAAGTGCCGGGTATTCATGGAAAGCAAGCCATACAACTCTGATTATTCCGAAGCGGATAAAGAAAAGATTAAGAAAGACCTTATCGAAGCATGGAACAAACGCTACAAAGAGGACTGAGTATGGACAAAAAACGGGGCAGCTTTACATTTCAGCGATACTACTTTGAAGCCATCTCCACACTGAAAAGCAAAGAAAAATTGGAGCTCTACGATGCAATCTGTGCATACGTTTTTGAAGAAAAAGACGCGACTTTGAACTCAAAAAAAGCAGAATCTTGTTTCATTTTGATTAAACATCTGCTCGATGAAGAATCTAAAAGAAGCGATATTGCGTCAAAAGGATGGTCTACACGAAAGTCATCTCATCCTCATGTCATAAATGAGATGAAAGTCAGCTCATCTATGAGTTCAAAGTCAGATGACGATGAACTCACTATATCAACTGACAGTCAGACGAACGTCAAGACCTTGCCGGAGAGTGCAGTCAAGAAGAAACCTGACATCTTCTCCGACTTTGCTCATGGTGATAAAGCCCTGCTGGAATCCCTGCGAGAGTTCGCACAGATGCGTACAAGAATTAAAAAGCCTATGACAGACCGAGCAAAACAGATGCTTTGCAACAAGCTGGAAAAGTTTGATCGGCATGACTGGAAAGCCATTCTCGACCAAAGTATCTATGCCGGATGGCAGGACATTTACGCATTGAAACAGGATGACCAGTACGATCAAAGTACGGAGATGGAGTTTCCTAGACTATGACAATGGACGTTCAAACGGTATTTATCGGTGCGCTGATGCTCTGCAAGCCGGGCATTGTGGATGAAATCATACCAGACCTTGAGCTTGACTTGTTCAGACCTGAGCTGAGAGACGCTTTTGCAGCTGTTCAGGGCTATTGGACGGCTAGGGGTAAGATAGATATAGTCGAGATAAACACGCAGCATCCAGACGTGGCACAGACGATCTTAGCGTGTGTACAAACCTGCGAGTCGGAGTGTGTACGAATTGACAGGGAGCAGATGCAGCGTTGGGCACAACTTATCAGAGAACAAGCTGCACTCACTCGTGTGCAAGGTCTGGCATTTCAGATGACCAGCGAACTTACCGACTATTCTGATCTATTAGACATTTACCAGCAAATGGGCGAAGCAATGAGCTTGAAAGCTGAGGAAGAAGATGCGTGGACATACGAGGATGTGCTGAACGACTATGTGCTTCACATGGACGAGAAGCCTGTGTACATCAAGACAGGCCTAGAGCGTCTGGATGAAGCGCTGCACATTTCTCCGGGCGATTTCATCATCATCGGCGGCAGACCGTCTGCGGGAAAGACAGCCCTGTCCTTGCAAATAGCAGCAAGCATGGCAAAGCAAAACTACACCGTGTACTATTTCAGCCTAGAAACCAGCAAACGCAAGCTGGGTGCACGTCTGATGGCTAATCAAATATACTGCCCTCTGGACACGGTGAAAAATAAGGCAGTCAGCTTGAATGAAATTGACGGACAGGCAAAGAACATGAAGATGCCCTTATATATCCGCTCCGCTGCCGGAAAGAACGTGGCGTGGATGAAGGCTCAGGCTCTCCGTAAAAAGGCGCAGGTCATCTTCGTAGACTATCTTCAACTCATCCACGAAACAGGCGCAAAGGACAGATATGCCGCCATTACAGCCATATCCATTGCCTTACATGAACTGGCGCAGACAACAGGCATTGTCGTGGTGGCACTGGCACAGCTTAATCGAAACCCATCCAAGCCCGGAGCAACGCCTACTAACTCCGACTTGCGAGAGAGCGGACAGATTGAACAGGACGCAGATGCAATCATCCTTCTGTCCGGCGATAACCCCGACAAGTATCTGTTCCGGCTGAGCAAGAACAAGGAAGGTGAGATAGGCGACCTTCCCATTACGTTTAACAAGCAAATCCAACGGTTTCAAGAGTATACTTGGATGGATTGAAAGGAGAACGAAAAGATGACGCAGAATCGATACAAAAAACTGTTAATGTCCATTGGCCTGCAACGCAATGAAGATGATTTTGCCGTAAGACTTTTTATCGGGGCTCATTGGGGCGATGAAAGACGCCATGCAAACATCTTCCAGACGTACGATGGGCTTTGGGAGACATTTCAGTGGGTTATGAGAACACCTGTTGACCAGCTTCCGAAAATCACTCTGGTTGAAGAATGAGCGCAATACAACGAACTGCCAAGAGCTGTTCTGTCAACTTATGACAGGATGGCTTTTTCTTGTTTCGCTTAAACACCGAGAGAAAGCCTGTTTTAAGGCGTTTTAGGTGCTGGACGATAACTTTATCGACTTCATTGCAAAAACGCGACATAGACGCTCGTAGACTGCTCTCCGTTGATGATAGCATATCTCGAACTAGACCATGCGATTAGAACGATGTAGAAGCGTTGAGAACGGCTTTTCGGGTTCAGACGTGAAAGTTATCGGGTCAAGCAGAAAAACGCGTCAGACAGGCTCTTACACGCCTTTCCGGCGATGATAGCAGCCAGATGGGCGAATGCCAACGACTATTTGTCAAATCTCAGGACTGATTGAGACAAAAAAATGCTTCGACTATCACTTTCGGAAATGGCTTTCAAATTTTTGTCCCCTTTCCCCCTTGTTTCCTCTTTCCCCCTTTTGTCCCCCTCTTTCCCCTACAACCCCTATTACCCCCTATAATCCCCCTAACATCTTCCGTGCTCCCCCTTTCCCTCCCCGTGTGTTTAGCGCGTCTGCGGGCGTTATATGCGCAGGCGCGCGCGTTGACGGAGCCGGGTGTGCCACGATGGTTCAAAAGTGAATAAATAACAGTTATGCGAAATTGCAAGCTGGTTATCCTCTATCTCCAAGACTATACCGTTATCCAGCAAAGCAAACCGTAGGTGAGAACTGGCGTGAGGCTCGGATTGGTGGATAGTCTGCGACTATTTCACATGGAAAATTGGCTCCATTTTGTGGTCGGTTGAATATGTATAAATGTTGCATTGACCATTCCTAGCATAATACTATGAATTGAATATAATACCATAGTGCGTTACTGGGAATTAAATCGAGCAGGAACAGACCGAATTGGATGGTACGAGTTATTATACGAAATAATCAGTGATTATCGGGAGTAACTATATCTGTATATTATAATAAGTACGGTTATTATACGAAATTGATATAACTAGCGGAGGAATATATTATGCGAAATTGGAACGAGAGGTGATTTTTGGAGTGGTCGGACGACTTAGCGACTATCGCACCTCTCTTTCCCTAAAAGGCAAACGACTATTTTATACAAAAAATACACGACTATTTGACGATGAATCGCAAGAAAACGCTACGCCTATTACTCTATGAATGTCAGCGAACTAATTGCTACTATACGATATATAGGACTTTCAAAAGCTAGTCATCTGACGACTTTATGACTATTCCACGACTATTTTATTGGAGAAACTACGACTATTGGTTACGACTATTCCAGAAGCTGTTACGACTATTTCAGCCGGAACGCTGCGACTATTGCTGACCTCTATTAGCGATCGGGCGAAAGCCCGAAAAGAGCTGCGGCGATAGCCGCCAATGGTTCCGCGCCGCCCGCCGCGTTCCTGCCGCTGGACTGCCCCGCCGGGTGGAGGGTGCCAGACTGACCCGGTGCGCCCTGACCGCTGACCCGGTGCCAGATTGCAAGCCGCCGGGCGTGGGAAGCATCGAGACCCCGCCGGGCTGGCATGGTCTGTGATATGCTGCACTGTCTGGAATGGATCCATAAAAGGGACACACCCTTATATATACCTTATTATAATAGGGCGGCTGTGCTGGCCTGTACAGCGTCCAGCGTGGCGCTGGTATCCGGTATACGCTGGAGGTGTTGCGGCGCTGTGATACCCTTTAGCGTGGCGCAGATGGTATTATATCCGCTTGTGTCGGTCTGGTATTGTGGGCGGTGGGATTGGTCAAATTGCAGGAAACGCCCATGTAAAGCCCTGTGTGCTGTTTTGTGGCGTGTGTGGTATAACTGCATAGACGGCACAAAACGCACTGTAAATGCTTGTATGAGGCTGCATTGTAGCATGGCAAAATAAAAGCCCTGCACCCTCAGCAGATGCAAGGCAAAAGAAAAGCCCCGCCAGCGTGGGCGGGGTAGGAATGTGAAGCGGGTCAACACTGTTTACACCAGATGTTGTAATCTGCTGCCGTCATGATGGCATAGCCGCCGCAAACCTTGGCAACAACGTAATCACCGGTGCAGGCCTTGCGTGCATAGTAGCGGGTGGTATATAGCCCTCCTCACTTGCTGGCCTTAAACAAGGCACTAAAAAACCAAAATAAAAACAGGATGCAGGACACTTGTTGCACCCCCTTATACCACGCTAAACCGTTTGTAAACGGTCTTTTTGCTGCACTCAGCATAAATATCCGGGTGCGCGGCCTGTAAAAGCTTGCTATCGAGCCGGACACTTTGCACGTCCTTGTAAATGGCCTTTGCAGTACCCTGCACCATTTCAGGTGCGCCGTGCATCATATCAATAATTTCAGCCTTTACGGCGTCGTTCATTGCTTCTAACTCTTCAATTAACCGCTTGTTTTCGCGGTATGCGTTCACTTTTTCTTCGAACATCGTCATTTTTTTAATCCTCCATTAGCTTTTTGTAATTCAAAATCTGTTCACGCGTTAGCCATTCCGGCTTTTGCTTGATGTTGTCATACAGGTAAAGCATACTTTCAATTTGTTCTTTTACGTTTTCAGCCCACAAATATTTTTCGTGCCGTGCGCCGAATCCTAAAAAATACTCGCAATCAATCCGCATACGGTCAAGCAAGCAATATTTTCTTTCAGTGGAGAGAGAATCTAAATATTTTTGATATTTCATTGTTTTGCCCTCCTTATTAGCTGTTAAGAAATGCAATCATAACGAGTGCGCCGCTAATCATGCCGCCCACGTACCAGAGGGATGCCCACTGGCTTGCATCAAGTACCAGCATATTACTGCACCCCCTTGCAATACAGGCCGTTGGTGCGGCAGATGGAGCGGATACGGTTGCAAGCCTGGTACAGTGCGCGGGCTTGCACGTCAAGCCACGTTTCCCGGCTGTTGGGGTTGTTCATGCCGCCGTCGGTGCGCTTGAGTTCGGAGGGAGTGCAGACGCGTGCGGCAATATCGGCGTTATAGCACAGGGAACAGCCGCCGTTGCTGTACTGCTCCCAGCAGCTTGCACCGTTGAGCGCCCACCGCTCAAGCTCTGCACCGTCAAGGGGCAGGCGCTCCGCGTCATCGGCGTACCACTGCACATCCTCCAGCAGGTCAAGAGCGTACAACGTGACGGCCTTATCCCACGCGCTGCGATCGTGGCGGGCGTTGAGTTCGGCGCGGATGGTATCAGCAAGTGCGGTGTAATCGATGGTCTTTTTCATGGTTTTTGTCCTCCTGTTTTGTGGTGGTGTAAATAAGTTTGTTTACTGTCTATATTGTAAACAATTTTATTTCTTTTGTCAAGGGGTTTACACATAAAAAATAAATATTTTTGTTTACAATAATTTTGTCCGTTTGGGCGTGCCCTATCGGACACGTTGCGCAGGCAGTCCAGCGCCCCGCACCTTGTCCGATCGTCCCGGCACGGCCTGCCCTGCCGCCTGTCGTGTGCAGTCCGTCCGGGTGCGCTGGGGTTACCCGGGGGGAATAGGGCCGGAGGCCCGGGTGGGGGCGGTGAGTCCCGTCTTCTCCGACCAAAATAAAAAAGGCACTTTCTTTGCCATCACCCACCCCACCTTCACAAAACGACGCCCATCCGATTGTGCAAGTCTCCAAAAATTCCGAAAAATACAAAAAGACCCCTCTTTCGGTCTAATCTGTGCTATACTTGACCGTAAGAAAGGGGCATTGTGAAATGGCAAAACTCGTAAAGTGTAAACACTGCGGCGCAAGGATAGCGGCTACCGCTAAAACTTGTCCACAGTGTGGTGGAGAGAATACACCGCCAAAGCCAGCTTATAAGCGGCTGTGGTTCAAAATCCTTATGGTAATGTTCGTATTGGCTTTTATTATGGATTTGATAAGCCCTCGTAACAAAACAAATACTGCGGCTAGCTCTGAAAGCAAAAAACCAACATCATCCGTTGCATCATCTGCAAAGGCAGAATCCGAAAGTTCGTCTGCTACTTCGGAAGAACCTGTGAAAGAGGACGACTCTTTTATTCTAGTTGATGAAGTTCTTGGCGATTACGGAAAAGAAGAAACGAACAAGAGTGGTTATAAATATATCTGGTACATGGTTCCGGCTGGCACATACGAAGTTGAGAATCAAAACAAAGAAGCTACAGTATTTGTGGTGTCTGATGCAAACTCTGATGATGTGAGCGACGTGCTTAAATTTGAAAAAGCTGGTGAAAGGCAGAATGTTACCGTTAAAGACGGTTATCATATCGAACTTTCGATTAGCACGGAAATTCTATTAACGCCAGTTAAATAAATGGAGAAATGCAAAATGAGCTTTATAGGAGCAATAGGAGCCATCGCAGACCTTGTAGAAGGATAATCACATAACACAAAAAGCCAGCGGCTAGATGTTCTCTAACCACTGGCTTTTCTTATAGGCTGTTTACTTCACGATTTCAGCGTGATAGGGATGATACTCAACATTGGGCAAGGGCATCCAATACTTCACATCGTGCATGATGCACTTGTTGTCCCGGAGCAGAACCGGCTCGATCTCGCCGTTTTCGTCCGGTTCAAAGGAAAGCTGACCGCTATCGACAACCTTTCCGTCACAAGCGATAACAGGCTCGTGGACGCACTCGCCGTAGTCAACGGTGCGCCAGAGTTTCAGCATGGTCTCGAAAGCGTAGTTGAGGTATTCCCCCATATCCTGAATCTTATCTGCGGTAAGCATAGTTGTTCTCCTTTCACATGGGCATCTGGGTCTGGCCGTTCGTGACCTGAACCAACAGAACGGAGTTCGCACACGGTCTCCACTTCTTGATGTACTCGACAGCTTCATCAAACCTCTTCTTCGGCACGTTATTTCTGCTGTTTACATTGAACCAGTCCTGAATGTCCCGGTTGCATTCCATGAACAACTTCTGAGAGACGCTACGGCTCTTGTAGGCCGGGCTATCCATGCCGCCAAGAGCGTTGATGACCACCGTGTTCACGACACGCTTCAACACACGCTGCTGGTTGTAGTCGATGGTCATAGTATTCTCAAGAGCGGAAATACGCTGCTCCTGTTTCATGGTGCGCTGGTCAATCACAAGGATTGCTTGCAGTTCCTTAGAAAGCCCTGCGAACTGGTTGACAGACACGTTTTTCTCAAGGTCAATCAGCTTCTGGCGAATCTCCATACCCTCAGGTGTCCGCTGAATCATTGCAATGTGCTTTGCCATGTCCAGAGTGATAACGTGCTCTGTACGAGTAGTATACGGATTTTTCGGATTATTGGTTGCGCATTTTTGAGCGACCAATGAATAGTCCGTACCTTCGACAAAACCATACTCGCACATACGAGGGAACCAGTCTTTGTATGCGGTCTTGATTTTGAGCCGCTCGTGCAGTTCCCGACCCAGCACTACCTTTTCGCCAGTGTCGGTGTCGTACACGGGGATAACATCTTCGGAGAAGATATGGATGGTTTCGAGATTATTATTCATATAAATTTGACCTTTCTATCTTGCAAGAGCAGGCCATCTCTGGTATAATAACCCAAAGAGGGTCTATACTCTCTGAGTGTTTCATAAGACGTTCGCTGTGGTCGGTAAACTTTAGCGGGCGTCTTATTCTTTTTCATCGGTCTCCGGGATAGGATGCAGCGTAAAGAACGCATCTCTAAGCGCAAAAGACAACGATACACGCTTCTTGATACAATACGCTTGCAAATGTTCAAACTGCTTGTCAGTCATACTAATTGTTAGCGTTCGCTTGAACCGTTCGGCGTAAGGGCTACTCATGTCTATTCACCTCCTTTTATTTGCTGGTGATGTTAGTATAACCTTATTTTGTGTTAAGTCAAGGAATGAAACACCGGATGTAGTACTGCTATCTGTACTATTCTCTGGATTTCTACGTTTTGCACAAAACTCAGCCATTATTTTTGTTCGCTCCCGCTTCGTACCCTGCCCGGTAGTTCAGTTCGGACAGCTTACCAAGCGCTTCTGCGTACTCCCTGTCCTCGCTGGTCGGCTCTTTGCCGTGGGCGAGGGTTTTCAGAAATTCTTCGGTTTTCGTGGGAAAGTTCATGTTTTTTGCTCCTTTCTATTGCAGAAGTTGTCTGCTTCTGCTATAATAATTGACAGAAACCGAGACTGTGCCCTTGGTTGCGCAGCTTCTGTTTTGTGGTGGAATAGGTCGTCAGTGCTACTTTGGTCGGTCGTGCTGATGGCCTATTTTTTATGCCACAAAGGATAAATCTGCCGTTGTTGGCTGATTCATCGTGTGTTCTGCTGTCTTAGATTATAGACGCTTGGTATATAGTTGTCAACAGCCCAATTTGTATAATTTGTACGTTAAAATACGTTTTAGTGTACATTTTTGATAGTGGTTTTGACACTTTAATGTGTTAGAATTGGGGCGAAATTTATAGTAAAATTTGATAATACGATAATCATACAAGCTGTAAACTAACACAAAAAAGTGTTGATAAAAAAGTGACCCTAATGATAGTAAATAAAATTCCCTATTGACAAACCAAACAAAATTGTTTACAATATAATCAGAAAGGGTGACATGAAATGGGGAAATACAAAAAAGTGACAGAAAAAAAAGAGCCTTTTAATGTTTCAACGAATGGCGTAGAGATAGTTAAAGAACTTATGAAGCAGTATGGCATAACAACAGCTTATATTGCCAATGAAGCTGGCTTCACTTCAAGACAGGCTTTGTATCAGTGCTTTAAGAATGAGAGCTTAAATCTTTCTAGCTTTTATAAACTCCTAAAAGCTATGAATTATCGAATCGTGGTTGAACCCGACATGGGAGATATTGGCGTTGGTGCTTATCGCGTTGAAGGCACTGTAATTGAAAAGGACAGTGGTTCTGAATGAACGTAGCGTATGTTCGTGTATCTACTGTTGAACAGAATGAAGCACGACAGGTGGAAGCGTTGAAGCGGCATAATATTGACCGTTGGTTCATCGAGAAGGTCTCTGGCAAGAATATGGATAGGCCGGAATTGCAGAAGATGCTTAAATCAGTTCAGCCGGGCGATACCGTGTTTATCCACGATTTCAGCCGCCTTGCCCGTAGCACAAAGGACTTGCTTGAAATGGTTGAAACGCTACAAGCTAACGGCATACACCTTGCAAGTGATAAAGAAAACCTAGATACAGGCACTCCCACAGGTAAACTGATGCTGACGATGATTGCGGCCATCAACGAATTTGAACGACAGAATATGCTCGACCGCCAGCAAGAGGGCATTGAAGTGGCAAAGCAGAAAGGCGTTTATAAAGGCCGCAAGCCCACCGAGTATGACCGCAACCTCTTTGACGTTCTCCACGAGCAGGTGGAGAAGCGTATTCTTACGGTCACGGACGCCGCGAGACAGCTTGGTGTGACCCGCCAGACATGGTATCGGATTGCTGAACAGAACAGGTGACATTGTTCGCAATCTAGAATAAAACCGAATGAGAAAGGAGAATACATTGAAAACGATTGACGGAAAATATGCGTCCGCAAATGTTTTTACGGACAATATTGAAGACAAAGCATCTGAGCAGATTTTGACGCTTTGCAATCAGAGCTTTGTTGACGGATGCAAAATTCGCATTATGCCAGATGTTCATGCTGGTTCCGGGTGCGTAATTGGGTTTACGGCAAACTTGGGCAAGAAAGTCATTCCGAATATTGTCGGCGTGGACATCGGTTGCGGAATGCTTGTCGCTGAGCTTGGAATTGAACACATTGACCCGAAAAAGTTAGATAAAGTAATCAGAGAACGAGTTCCGGCTGGAATGAATGTTCACGAATCTCAGAAAATGTCGGATTCTTTCCTTAGCCAGCTTGATTGCAAAGATAGCCTACATAATGTTGACTGGATTCTTCGTAGCATGGGTACTTTGGGTGGCGGCAATCATTTTATTGAGTTGGACGAGGACGAAAAGGGAAACCAGTATCTTGTTATCCATACTGGAAGCCGAAATCTTGGAAAACAAGTCGCCGAGTACCATCAAAGCGTAGCCATTTCAAATCTTAAAGGAAAGAACAAAAGAAAAGAAGCTACGGAACGAATGATTGCGGAACTGAAAGAGCAAGGTCGTGAACAGGAAATCTCGCAAAAAATCAAAGAGCTGGATATTCGATTCCCTGATATTCCGAATGAGCTTTGCTATCTTGAAGGCGAAGAACGTGATTCCTACCTTAATGATATGCGAATTTGTCAGGCTTTTGCGAGGATGAACAGAGCGAGAATTATGCACACTATTTTAGATGGTGTTGGAATCGACTCTATGCTGACCCATGCGTCCTTCTTTGAAACCGTTCATAACTATATTGATGAATCGGATGATATTATCCGAAAAGGCTCTGTATCCGCTAGAGAGGGCGAGAAGCTGATTATCCCTCTTAATATGAGAGACGGAAGCCTTATCTGTGTTGGCAAGGGCAATCCTGATTGGAATTTCTCTGCTCCGCATGGTGCTGGCAGACTATATAGCAGAACGGCGGCTAAAAAAGCATTCAGCGTTGAAGAATATCAAAAGCAGATGAACGGAATTTACACTACGTCAGCAGATGAATCTACGTTGGATGAATGCCCGATGGCATATAAGCCAGCGCAGGAGATCATCAACGCAATCTCTCCAACCGTTGATATTGTAAAGCATATTAAGCCGATTTACAATTTCAAAGCTGGAGAATAAAACCGAAAGGAAAACGACATGAAAACCGTAAAATTGTCAGATCAGAGCTTGAAGCTCATTGAAATGTTGCGTGATTACACCGACAAGCCCGATATTCTCAATTACGTCGCAGACGCCTTGTACTACGATGCGGACGAGTTGAAGCGCAGGCTCAATCAGCTTGCGGAAGAAGTCAAATAAACTGAACAATCCATTTATTAAGATGAATTTTAGCAAATAATTTTCTGGAATGAAGCTATAAAACCGAATATTTGATTTTTGTGCAGTTGTAGGCACTCTTTACATTTTCAGGTAGGGGGTGCCTATTTTTTTATGCAGCCAAAGCAGTGTATCGCTATCATTGATAGCATCAAAGCGTATGCAAAGCAGAATCCGACCGAAGCGCAGGTCTACGAGGACTGGTTTCAGGCGGTGGTGAACCTGAGAGACGCTCTGCCACAGGACAAGCGGTTCGATGCCTACAAATACTCTGGTGAGCTACGTTCCGTCTGCGCAGCCATGATGGGAAAGATGAAAACAGGCGAGGACGTGGCGAAAGTTTATGACATTATCGGCCGGACGTACCTGTTTGAAGCAAAAGACGTGTTCGACAGCTATTGCATCTACCTTGAATGGAACCGTGCGCCGGAAAAGAAGTTCTATCAGCCGAGACGCAGAGTTCTGAAAGTGCTGGCAGATGACCTTGAGGATTTGTTTTATAAGCGGATTGATTTCTTGGGAGTTAGCTTGCCCGCTCGCGTCGGCAAGCTTTTGAGCGATGATACGCCGATTCTTACACGAAACGGCTGGAAGAATCACGGCGATTTACAAGTCGGTGATGAAGTTATCAGCCCAAAAGGTCAGTTTGTGAAGGTGCTGGCAGTATCTCCGAAGAATTATGCAAATATCCGCTGCCATTTCTCTGATGGCACATACATTGACTGCCATGAAAACCACGAGTGGCCTGTTTACAGCAAACATTCCAATGGGTTCAAAGTGCTTGAAACAAAGCAAATGATGAATGACTTTGAATCGGGGAAACCGGGACATCGCGGTCATAGATATTTCTATTATTCCCCTGTTTGCAATTTTGTTGAGGGAGAATATAAAAAGCTACCCGTTGAGCCATACACACTGGGCGCATGGCTTGGCGATGGAACAAATCAAACGCCCTTGATTTGCGAATCAAAACAGGACAGATGTATTATCGAAAGAATTGTCAACGACGGATATGCCGTCGGGAATTATTACGTCCATAAGACAACAGGAGTAGAATATTTTCATTTCGATGGGCTTCGTGCCGACCTAAAAAAGATTGATATGTGCTATCGCTCTACTCGTTGTGTGAAGCATATCCCTGAAGAATACTTTACCGCTAGCATTGCACAGCGCATGGAACTACTCGCGGGTCTTATTGATACCGATGGCACGTTAAAATCGAATGAAAATCGGTATTCTTTTTCTACAACAGAACCGCAGTTGCGTAATGATTTTGAAACGCTCGTGTCTACTTTCGGTTGGCGTTGCTCTGTAACCAGTTATGCCCCTCGCGTTTCTTCTAGTGGTGTTCATGGGAGGAAAACTGTTTATCGGATTGATTTTAACCCAACTTGCCCTATCCCTTGCGTTGTTCCTCGTAAACAGATGAAATCGTTCTCCAAACCTCGCCGTGTTGCGTTCTGCGGTTTTGAGCGCATCGAACCGAAGCAGGGCAATTGCATTCAGGTTGAGGGTGGCGTGTACTGCGCTGGTAAGCGGCTGATTCCCACCCATAACAGCACTCTGTGTATCTTCTTCATCACATGGCTGATGGGCAACCGCCCTGACGTTGCATCGGTCATGAGCGGACATTCTGACAAGCTGACAAATGGCTTCTACGGCGAAGTGCTGTCCATCATCACCGACCCTGTGACCTACAACTGGGGCAAAATTTTCCCTGACGTTCAGCTTGTGGACAAGAGCGCAAAGGATGAAAGCGTTGACCTGAACCGAAAGAAGCGTTTCCCAACCCTGACCTGCCGCTCTATTGGTGGTACGCTAACTGGTGCTGTTGAAATCGGTGAGGGTGGCGTTCTGTACAGCGATGACTTGATTGAGGACTTGGAGGAAAGCTTGAATGTTGAGCGTTTAAACAATAAGTACGATGCCTATCTGAATCAGCTGAAAGACCGCAAAAAGCAAGGCGCATTAGAGCTGATGGTCGGTACACGCTGGAACGTGCTTGACCCTCTGGGGCGCATCCAGAACCAGTATGCAGACAACCCAAAGTACCGATTCCGGGTGATTCCTGCGGTGGACGAGAACGGACACAGCAACTTCAATTATGACTATGGCGTTGGCTTTGACGATGCTTACTATGCCGATATGAAAGCAAGCATTGATGATGCAACATGGTGGGCAAAGTACATGGGCAAGCCCTATGTGCGTGAAGGGCTGCTGTTCCCTGCCGATGAACTGCGGTATTTCAACGGCGTTCTGCCTGATGGTGAGCCTGATCGTAAGCTCATGGCCATGGATATTGCATGGGGCGGCGGCGACTTTACCGCCTGTCCTATCGCCTATGTGTATGGAGATGCCGTGTTCATCCCTGACCTTGTGTTCAACAACGGCGATAAGACCGTGACCAGGCCGGAAGTCGTGGGAAAAATCATCCAGCATAAAATCAACGTGGTGCGTGGCGAAGCCAACAACGGCGGTGATGAATATTGTGACGTGGTGGACAGCCAGCTCCGGCAGCAGGGGTATCACTGCTCTGTCCGCAGCCAACGTGCACCTAGTGGGCAAAGCAAGCTGTCAAGAATTATCCAGTATGCGCCGGACATCAAAAGGTTCTATTTTCTTGACGAGAAGCATCAGTCGAAAGAGTACAAGGCGTTTATGGAACAGGTGACGATGTTCACACAGCTTGGAAAAGTTCCACACGATGATGCCCCGGACAGTCTGGCACAGCTTGCCGATGAATTGTATAACGGAATCAGTAAAATTGAGCCTGTCAAGAGGCCTTTTTGATTAAAAACACAATATATTGTGTTCGCTGGGTCTATTTATTTGATTTCACCACTTGACAAGGCTTATAATGTACGCAGGAAGTTTTGCAGCTTCCCTTAAAGGAATAGCTTGCACGCGGGGTTTTGTCATTTTACTCGCGTGCGTGTCAACAAGCATATTCCTCCTTTCACCGGTGGAGGTTTTCTCACTCTTTCGCCTTCACCGGACTTTATATGTTGCGTTTCCAATTGTTTGGGGAATGCCGGCCTGTCTCCCCCACGGCTAGCAAGCAACGGTTCGATTCCGTTACGCAGCACAACCATCTTCTTTGCTTGGCTTTTCATTCTCTGAATCCTCTACCGCTACTCCCGGCTCTCGATGCAATGGTTAGACATGGCATTGAAAAGGGCAGCGGTTAACCAATCAAGCCGGGTACATGACACAGAGTGGAGCAGTCTGGTAGCTTGTCGAACTCATAACCCGAAGGTCGTTGGTTCAAATCCATCCTCTGTGTCCATCAGCGATTTGCCCCGGCTGGAGCAAATCGTGGCTCTCGGCACCCGACAAGTCAGAGCCTAGCACGACTGGTAGTGCGAACAGTTTTCCAGTAGCTTCCAACAGGTCTGTGCTTAACAGCCTGTTTCCAGAAATCCAACGAAAGGAGCGCTCATGTTAGTTAGAATCTGTTGTCCTTGTATCAGGCAAAACCCAATCTATAAGAACGTCCGTTGCAACCGCTATCTTGGCGAAGTGGACGGACGATACCATTTCAAGTGCGACAGATGCAAGGGTGTTATCGAAGGAGACACAAAGGAAGGATGGGTGAAAATCATCCATCCACCGGAAAAATGAGGGAACGATGTTTGGCAAGAAGTTCAAAAAAGAAAAATTGAACGAATACCCATGTGATATTTACTTAAAAAATGCGCTACGCCTTATTCGTGCAAGAGATTTTGATTCTGCATATAGCGAAATCTGCTTTGCAATTATCAAGAGTGGCGGTTCATTAGAAGGCGATGACGCAAAATATTTCAAGAAGTTGCATAATTGAATAGCTTTTGAAGCGCAGTTTTGGCGCAGTGAGATAGACCTTAACAGGTCTGTCTTGCTGCGCTTTTTATTTTGCCGGAAAGGAGGAACGCATGGCTGAGTATCAGATAGTTGTTGACGGATTTTTGAATAACCCTCTGACCGGGCGTAGACCGATTGAAACGCCGGAGACGGAAATCAATCGGACGAATGTTCTGAAAGTGGTCATGGGCAAGGCAGAGCCTATTCATCTGCTGAACAAGAATGAGATTCGCTTTCTGCACAACTACTACTTGGGTAGCCAACCTGTCCTCCATCGCACGAAGGAATACCACGCTGAAATCACCAATCGCATTGTGGAGAACCATGCCAACGAGTGCGTAGGCTTCTACACAGGGTACATGAGCGGCACTCCCTGCTCTTATGTGCGGTCTGAAACGGCGACAGGTGACGGTGAGGAAATCGCCCGCCTGTCCAACGCCTTGCAGTATGAGGGAAAGGACGCGCTTGATCGGCGGCTCTGGCAGTGGATGTTGGAGTGCGGACAGGGATACCGCATTGTTCTTCCTGACAAGGGGTACAACGGCAACTACCCTGACGAAACGCCCTTGCTGGTGGACGTTCCAGACCCGGACATGGCGTATGTGATTTACAACTCCGGCATCGGACACAAGCCCATCGCCAACGTTCTGCACATCCCACGCAATTATCAGAATGACCTGAACGACCTGATTTGCGTGTATACGCCAAACCAGTACTTTGAAATCGACAACGGCAAGGTCACAAAGTCTGAGAATCACTCTCTCGGGATGTTGCCGATGGTCGAATACAAGCTGAACCCGGAGCGGATGGGGCTGTTTGAACCTGCAATCCCTGTGCTGGATGCAATCAACGACCTTGAAAGCAACCGTTTGGACGGTGTGGCGCAGTTCATCCAGTCCATCATGGTGTTTACCAACTGCCTTGTGGACAAGGACGCGCTTGACCAAGTGAAGGAACTTGGCGCAATGTGCTTGAAATCCACTTCTGGTCTGCCCGCTTCTGTATCGCAGATTGCAAACGAGCTTGACCAGCAGCAGAGCCAGACCCTGCTTGATTCCATGCTGAACGTGTACCGCAGTCTGACTGCCATGCCTAGTGCCACTGGCAGCGAGAACGCAACGTCCGACAATGTGGGCGCAGTTATCGTCCGTAATGGTTGGAATCACACCGAAGCAAGGGCGCAGCAGTACGAGAATATGTTCAAGTATGCTGAGCGCCAAAGCCTGTCTGTGATGCTGAAAATCCTGCGTGATACGGCTGGTTCTAAGCTGATGGCAAGTGACATCAACATCAAGCTGCCACGCCGCCAGTACGATAACCAGCAGAGCAAGGTTCAGATTTTTGCGCAGATGCTTAGTCAAAGCATTGACCCGCAGCTGGCGTTCACTACGCCCAGTCTGTTCCCTGACCCGCAGGCTGCTTATGAGATGAGCAAGCCCTTCCTGATCGCCGCTGGCAAGCTGGGCGAAGATGGGAAAGCACCGAAGCCGCAGAAACAGCCGACAGACCATATTGTTGACGCTAACAAAATGGTTAACAGACAGGCTGACAATGCAAACAAAGAAACAGAGGGTGAATAACCCTTTGCTATAAACACGGCAGGGAAGCCGGGATATAAATTTCGCAGCGTTGCAGGGAAGCAACGGTAAAAAAACGCAGGAGGAAATTAACGATATGAACTACAAAGCGTTACTTGGTGATGCCTACAAAGAGGGCATGACCGCTGATGAAATCATTTCTGCGCTTGAAAAGGTTGCAGACCCTAGCGCAGAGGTTGAGAAGCTGCGCAACGCCGTGACGAAAGCAAACGGCGAAGCTGCCGAGTACAAGAAGCAGCTCAAGGCAAAGCGTACCGATGACGAGAATGCCGCGCAGGAACAGGCTGACAAGCTGGCAGAGATGCAGAAGCAGATTGATGCCCTGACTGCCGACAAGGAGAACCTCGTCAAGGAAAAGACCCTTGCATCTTACCGTGAGAAGTTCGTTGCACAGGGCTATGACGCTGAACTTGCCAACAAGGCTGCATCTGCACTGGCTGACGGCGACATGGACAAGGTGTTTAAGTTCCAGTCGGAGTTTATGACCGCCCACGACACCGCATACAAGGCTTCTCTGCTGAAGGATATGCCCACACCTCCGGGCGCGGATGGCAATGGCGGCTCTGACAGTGAAGGCGTGGCGTTTGCTAAGAGCCTTGCACAGCAGAACGCAAATACTTCTAAGGCATCGAGTGACGCAATGAGTGCTTTCCATTAACAAGGAGGAAAACATGAAGTTTACCCGAAACACGGTCAACGGAATCAACGATACCATCCTTGCTTCCAATGACTACACCGCCATTCCCTTTACCGTGACCGAAACTGCTGCGGTTAAGGCTGGCTATCCCATGACGCTGGCTGGCAAGAAAGCTGTTGCTGCTGGCGAGACTGGTTCTAAGACCATCAACGCTGACGGCATCCTGCTGTATGACGTTGACCCGGCAGAGAACCCCAACGCTTCCCTGCTGATTCGTGGCGTTATTGACACCAAGAAGGCAGCAGCAAGTTCCAGCTTCACCTTTGACGCTGACGCAATCAAGGCACTCAAGACCGCCGTCCCCGGCATCTTCTGTCGTGACAACATCAGCGTGAACGCTTAATAGGAGGTAAAACAACATGGCACTGAATCTTAAGGAAGTCTTTGCCCCGGCTGCGATTGCCGCCTATTGGACGAACGACCCCACCAACGCGATGCCCTTTGCATCTGACGCGCTGTTCCCCGCAAAGAAGAAGGCTGGTCTCGACCTGAAGTGGCTGCGTGGTCACAAGGGCGTTGGCGTTTCTCTGATGCCCAGCGCATTTGATGCAAAGGCTACGTTCCGCACCCGTGAGGGCTTCAAGTTCGATGAGACCGAGATGCCGTTCTTCCGTGAGGGCTACCATCTGGGTGAGAAAGACCGTCAGGAAATCCTGCGTGTTCTGGACAGCAACGACCCCTATGCTCGTGACGTGATGAACCGTCTGTACGATGATACCGCACAGCTTATCACTGGCGCTCGTATCGTTCCTGAGCGCATGATCTGGCAGCTTCTGGCTCCCACCAATGGCGTTCCCGGCATCACCATCAAGGCAAACGGCGTGAACTATACCTACAACTACGACCCGGACGGCACTTGGAAGTCCACCAACTACAAGGAAGTTTCTGCCGCAAAGTCCAAGTGGAACGTCACCACCGCCACCCCCATTGCTGACCTGAATGCCGCAAAGGACGCTGTTCTTGCAAGCGTTGGCGAGGTCGTGACTGAGGTGTACATGAACACCGCCACCTTCCGCAACATGATCGCTGCGGATGAGGTGAAGAATCGGTTCATGACCGTCACAGCAAAGGCAAACGCCGTTCTGCTGGACAGCGAGGCACGGCAGATTATCGAGTCCGCAACTGGCCTGACCATTCATCTGTACGACAAGATGTTCAAGGCAGACCAGTACAGCGCAAGCGAAAAGTACCTGCCCGATGGCATGGTTGTGGTTGCTCCGTCCGGCGCTCTGGGCAGCACTTGGTACGGCACTACTCCTGAGGAAGCCGACCTGCTGTCTGGCCAGTCTGGTGCATCCGTGTCCATCGTGAACACTGGCGTTGCTATTACTACTGAGTTGACCATTCACCCGGTCAACGCCAACGTCTATGCTTCCGAAATCGTCCTGCCGTCCTTTGAGCGCATGGACGCTGTGTACTGCATCAAGGCTTACTAAGGCGAAAGGAGGAAAGCAGCATGGGAGACCAGTATTCCGAAGCGGCAGTCAAGCTAGGACAGTACATCGCCCCAGCACTTGACCGTGAAATCACGGACGAGGACTACCCACTCTTCGACCTGCTGCTTGATTTCGCCAAAGACAAAATATTTGCGCAGGGCTACCCATTCGGTAACAGACCGGACGAGTTGCCCTCGCAGTATCAGTCGTTGCAAATACGCATTGCAGCGGAACTGTACAACCATATCGGCGCAAACGGGCAGACGAGCTATACCAACAATGGCATTACTCGTGTGTGGGAAAGCTCCGATGTGGCGCAATCCCTGTTGAATGAAGTGGTTCCGAGAGTAGGTGTTATCGGCTGATGTTCAATGGAAGCCCGCTGGATAAACGCCCGCTGTGGTATTCAAACCCGGTCGGCAAGAAAACGTCTGTTGTGGACGAGTGGGGAAACGAGACTGGCGAATCCGCATACGAATCGTGGAGCGACCCTGCAAAGCTGATGCTGAACGTCAGCCCTCCTACTGGTTCTGCGGAAGCAAGCCCTTTTGGAGCGTTCACGGATTACAGCTACGTTGTCAGTTCGTCCAGCAAGAAGCACAACACACCGCTTTATGAAGGTACGCACGTCTGGTTTCAGACGGACGTTTCAAAACCTTTCAATTACATTGTGGTCAAGGTCGCAGAGCATATCACGGACACGTTGTATGCGTTGAAAGAGGTGGCTGCAAGTGAAAATTAAAGTGAGGTTTAGCGATGCCGGACTTCGTGATGCGGAACGTCAGATACAGGAGTACAAGACCACCCTGAACAAAAAGGCTAGAGCGCTTGCTTTTCGTCTTTCATGGTTGGGGTTTGAAGTCGCAAAGGTGCGTTTCGCTAATGCGGAATACGCTGGCTCCAATGACGTGAAATGTCATGTCAACCAAAAAGACAAGACTTGCACCATCGTTGCAGAGGGCAAAGCAGTTGCCTTTATCGAATTTGGCACTGGCGCACATCACAACGGGTATGGCGGTGAACTACCGCCCGGTGTTGGTGCACACGGCTCATACGGAAAAGGGCAAGGCGCAAACCGCAGATGGTACTACTACGGAGAATCTGGCAATGCCGGTACGCCTGTCAAACAGGTAGATGGTAAAGGCCAGTTGAATTACACCGATGGCAACGAGCCAGCTATGGCTATGTGGGGAGCTGTTGAGGAAATGGCTTCTCAAGTCGAAGCAACGTGGAGGGAGGTTTGGAATAGTTGATCGATTATTTCAATTCTATCTTCACGGCTGTTGCTAAGGAACTGCGAAAGCAAGTTCCCGGCATTTTCGTCACTGGTGAAATCAATGACAGCAACGTCAAAAAGTTTCCGTGTGTGCAGATAGAGGAAAACAGCAATCTTCCTGTACACATCGATTCTGCTGGTTACAGCAAGTACGCCGCCGTTTCCCTGCGTGTGCGTGTCTACTCCAATAAGGATACCGGGCGCATTGCAGAAGCACGCTCCATTGTTGGAATCGTGGATTCTGTTCTTGAACCGCTTAAATTTTATCGCAAGTCGTTTGCCCCGTTGAATGGGCTGTACAACAATTCCGTCTATCGGATTGATTGCAGCTATGGGGCAACAATCGGAGAGGACGGAATGATTTACCGAAACTAAGGAGGTAAACATTCTATGAGTATTGCTATCTCCGGTCTGAATACCACCCTGTATTGTGGCGACAGCGCAACCGCTCTGACGAAGCTGTGCGACATCAAGGATGTGCCCGACCTGATCTCTGAGCCAAACCTTCTGGATGCAACCACCTTGTCTGACCCCATGCAGGTCAACATCTTTGGCATCATTCAGAGCGACACCAAGTCTTTCACCGCCAACTACAACAAGACTGACTACAAGAAGGTCAAGGAAGCTGGCTACGATGAGACTTCCGAGAGCAACGCCGTAAAGTACTACGCCCTGAAGATGCAGGACGGCTCCGGCTTCACTTGGCAGGGTATGCATCAGGTTGGCTTGTCCGGCTTTGGCGTGGACGAGGTTGTGGAAATGACCATCAACTGCATCTTTACCAAGAAGCCTGAGTTCAGCGAGACCCTGACTGTCACTGGCGGCTAAACCGCAAAAATCGAATCAATCAAACCGGGCAGAACTGAACAACGGATTTGGTTCTGCCCCTATTTATAAAGGAGAGCATTTATTATGGCTGCTAAGGTTATCAACTTTCATTCCCCCGATGGTAAGAACACTTACGAGCTGACCTTCACCCGTGACAGCGTGGAAGCTACCGAACGTGCAGGTTTTCAGATTGGCCAGTACACTCAAATGACCAATCTGCTGTCCAACTCTCGCGCTCTGTTCTACGGCGCTTTCATCGCACGGAACAAGGGCATCAAGCGCAAGGTTGTGGACGAGATGTTCCAGCACATCGAGGATAAGGAAGACCTGATGGGCGTTCTGCTTGAGATGTTTATGGACGCTTCTAAGTCCCTGCTGGCAACTGACACTGAGGACAAGACCGCAAAAAACGCAACGTGGGAGATTGTGTAACCGCACAATCTCAGGAAACAGACGGAGAGGGAGAACCATTCTCCTTCTCCAAGCTGTTCCACGATGTAGAAGCCTATTACATCTCCATCGGCATGACCTACGACCAGTTCTGGTACGGCGATGTCTGGCTGGCGAAAATCTACCGTGACGCAGAGGAACTGCGGGAACGCAGAGCCAACGCTGAAGCGTGGAGAAACGGATTTTACATGGCATCTGCGCTTTCCTCTACGGTTGGCAATATGTTCCGAAAGAAAGGGTCTAAGCCCATCAAGTACATGGATAGACCGCTTCCCCTTACTCAAAAGGAGAAAGACGAGTATGAATACCAACGCGCAGTTGAGGCGCAGGAGCGAATCAAGAGAATGATGTTCTCTATGATGAAAAGTGATGGTGGTAGTGATGGCTGATGTTGATATTACGAGCTTATCCGTAGAGATCTCTGCGGAATCGCAGGGCGCAGAGCTTAATATCGACAAGCTCACTGCCGCCATTTCTAATTTGCGGACAAAGGGCAACGTGGCAAAGGTTTACAGTAGTCTTGATAAGTTATCTGCTTCTATTTCCGCTCTTAAATCCGCATCTACTGGGCTGGACGGTCTTAGCAAAATCACGTCTTTTATGAACGGCCTTGCTAATGTAGACCTTACTCAAAGCGCAAAAGGCATCCGCTCTGTTGCTAATGCTTTGAACAAAATTTCGTCTGTCAATCTTGGAAACATGGATTTTTCCGGACTTGGCAGTAAGATGAACAGCTTAAAAAACGGTCTTTCCCCTATTTCTTCTATTAGCGATTCTTCCATTAAGAGTTTGCGTGGCGTAAGCAGTGCAATCAATTCCATTGCTAAAATCCCAAGCATTACAAAGAAGCTGGACTCTAAAACGCTTGATGATTTTGCGGAAGTTTGTAAGAAAGTGGCATCCGCTATTTCTCCGCTCGCTTCCAAGCTGGACAAGGTGGGCCGTTCTTTCTCTTCGCTTCCGTCTAAAATTAAAAGCGCTATCAATTCGACAACCCGCTTTTCTTCGGCAAACTGGAAAGCAAGTACTAGTCTTTCGAGCTTGGCAAGCCAGTTAGAAACCATCAAAAAACGTGCAGCACAGCTAGTTTCTCTGAAAGCTATTGCCACTTACCTTGCTAACGCTGTTGCAAAGTTTAATGATTTCTACGAAGCGACAGACTTGTTCAACAACGCAATGGGCGAGTTAAGTGGCCAAGCAACTGAACTTATCAATAAAATGGAGTCTCTGCTTGGAATCGACCCTACAGAAGCGATGACAAACATTGCAACAATTCAAAGTCTTGCTACTTCGTTCGGCTTGGCAAGCGATAAAGCGTACATTCTTTCCAAAAACTTGACGCAGCTTGCTTATGATGAATCGTCCTATTGGAATAAAGATACTGCTACTACCTTTACCGCGATTGCTTCTGCTATCTCTGGAGAACTTGAGCCTATTCGCCGCTTGGGCGTTGACTTGTCTCAGGCGCGGTTGCAGCAGGAACTTCTTGCTTTGGGCTTTAATAAACAGGTTTCTAGTCTGTCTCAGGCAGATAAGGCAGTTCTTCGCTACATCGCCATTATGAAGCAGACTACCAACATTCAAGGCAACCTCGCGCAGACCATTAGTAGCCCCGCCAATATGGTACGCATTTTGAAGTCTGAAATTTCGCAGCTTGCAAAGGCTGTAGGCCAGCTTCTTTATCCCGCATTTAAGGCGATTCTCCCCGTTTTGATTGCAGCAGTTGACCTTATCAAAGAATTTGTGGTCTCTCTTGCATCTGTGTTCGGGCAGAAAATTGAATTTACCGATTTTAGCAAGACACAGAAAGATATTGGCGGTGTAACCAGCGCTATGGATGACACTGCTGATGCTACGAAAGCGGCGGCGAAAGCGGCCAAAGATTATACGATGGGCTTTGATGAATTAAACATTATCGACCCTTCGCAAAATTCCGGCTCTTCTGGCTCTGGCAGTGGCGGTGCTGCTGGCAATCTGCTCGGCGACGTTGACCTCTCCCAGTATGATATGTTCAAAGATTATGCTGGAAGCGCTGTTGACGAGATTAAGGCAAAATTAAAATCTCTCGATTCTTTCCATATCGGAACCCAAATCGGCGAACAGCTAAATAAACTTATGGGCATGATTTATAATGCCATCCATTCTATTGATTGGGCCTCGCTTGGAGCGTTTTTTGCAGATGGCGTTAACGGGCTCGTGGATTCTGTAGACTGGGATTTGTTTGGCCGATTACTTGCGGACAGATTCATCATCGAGTTTGAGCTTCTTGGTGGTTTCCTGTCTCAGCTTGACTGGACATCTGTGCTTAACGCCTTTATTGATGGCTTTTCTGGATTTTTTCACGAACTTTCAGATTGGATAGCAACAGTAGATTGGACTGGTGTTGGGAAGCAATTAACTGATAAGCTTTCCGATGCTCTTCAAAATGTTGAGATTGAAAAGCTTGCAAGAGTTTTTTTCAACTTTATTACTGATAGCATTAACGCTGTTTCTGATTTCTTGGCTGGCACAGACTCTTACCAGCTCGGTCAAGACCTCGTTGACTTTGCTATTAGAGCCGTTACTTCTGTAGATTGGGCCGGTCTAGCTCAAGCCATCGGTCGTTTCTTTGGAGAAGCGTTCATTGAAGCACTCGACTTCATGGGCGGTCTAGTTTCTCGAATTGCCGATTATTTTGAAAAGAAAGTGGCAGAGGGGCCGTTCAATGATGTTGGCCTGAATATTGTCTACGGTATTTATTATGGCATTCAAGACGCGATCACGAATGTTGCTTCTTGGATTGTCGAAAATGTGTTCAATCCATTCATCAATGGCTTTAAGTCTGCCTTTGGAATCAATTCCCCATCCACCGTAATGGCCGAACAAGGCGGCTACATTATCGCAGGATTGGAAAAAGGCATTACGGACGCTATTTCTAGTGTAACCGAAACCACTAAGAAAATTCTTTCTGCAATTAAAAGCACGTTTGATAATTTCAGCCTTTTGAGTATCGGGAAAAATATCGTGGACGGTCTTATTAAAGGCATCAATCAAGGCATTGAAACCGCTAAGAAAACCGTTGGCGGTCTGGCAAAAGCTATTCTTGACAAGTTCACTGGCGATTTGGACATCAACTCTCCTTCTAAGGTGTTCTTTGATTATGGTAGCTACATTGTTCAAGGCCTTGCAAACGGTATCACTGGTTCTCTCGGTTACGTCAACGATGCTATGAATAAACTCGTAGACGCCACCAAGCTCAAGGGCGAAGAGATGGCGAACTATGGCATTGACTGCGGCACAAGCTACGTCAACGGCATCATTTCAGGGCTAGACTCTAAGTGGACCGAACTCGATAACAACCTCAAAACCGACTTCTTCGGCACGGTGCAAACTTTCATTCAGGCCGCGCAGAGTGGGGATTGGAAAACGGTCGGCACCACCATTGCCGCTGGCATTTGGGGTGCTATGGGCGATGAGCAGCGTAAACGCGCCAAGTCCGTTGCAAGCGACCTTGTAAGCAGACTAAGCAAAGAATTGAAAAGCCAAGCTTCTTCTCTGCTGAACACCGCTGCTACCATTGGGAAAAATCTGGTGAACAATCTGACCCAAAACTTTGGAAAGGTTTCCGCTGAAACTCAGACGATGCTTTCTGGTATTACGCAGGCTTTCGGAAACGTGAAGTCTCCTCTCGCAACGGCTGCTAAAGCAATCAGCGCTGCGCTGTCTGGCGGCTTGCTCAGCTCTTTTCCGACAATTTTCGCTGGGTTTGCCGGGCTGGTAAGCACCATCGGAACCGCAGTGGCGGGAATGCTTTCTGCTGTGGGTGCCGCCCTCAGTGCTACGATTTTTGGCCTTCCCGCTGGAATCGTAGCCCTTGCTGCTGCCGCGACCCTTGGCGTTGCAATCGCTGGAATCGTATCGAAACTTGGCGGCGGCCGGTCTACCAGTAGTTACAGCGATACATCTCAGTACGTTGGAAGCTCTAGTTACAATTCCTCGACATCCAGTTCTTCTTATGGCGGCACTTATTCTGCGGCTGGAGGAAACTCTGAGGACATGAGAGACGCTGTGTACAACGGTTGCTATAACGCATTCCTTGACATTTGGCAGCGTTACGGCGAAGAGCTGTTGAAAGAGCAGAACGTGAACGTATATCTTGACGGCAAGCAAATTGCAGCCTCTGTTGATAAAGTGAAGAAAGACCGGGGCGTATCCATTATGGGCACTGAGGTCTACTCTTATTAAGAAAGGACGGTTTCGATGGCTAATATTCCTGCACTGGTTACGGTGAACGGCGTAGAGCTACCGGAACCATCCTCTTATGAGGGAACGACTAGCACGATCGTGGACTCCGGACGAAATGTTCAAGGCAAAGTCGTTGGAGCTGTCGTGCGGAATGATGTAGCAAAAGTCACAATGTCTTGGAATTATCTTACCGCCAAGCAATGGGCCACCATTCTAAGCCTATTTACCGCTAATTTTTACTGCTCTGTTCGGTTTTACAATCAGGTGACCGCAGGATACACGACGCGGCAGATGTATGTCTCCGATCGAACTGCCGGAATGTGGCGCAGAAGCCCGAACAATGGCAGTATTATGGGGTGGACTGGCGCAAAATTGTCTCTTGTTGAGGTGTAATGTATGGAAAGAGCTACCGACAAATGGACGCAAAAGTTTAACAACACACTTGTGCCCGAAACTTTTGTCGAGATAACGGTTGGCATCACTGCGCCGGGTGTAAACAAAAAGGCAAAATTTGTCACGTCTGACATGAGTGCCTTTGCAAGCGCGAATACTCTTTCGCAAGCGGGGGTAGCTTCCTTTACAAAATATGGCACTGGCGAGCCTAATCTTTGTGTGCTTGATGGTGGCTGCAAAGTTGTTCCCGCTTCCGCTCCATATGAAAACACCGGGTTCGTTAGCTCTACAATCTTCAGCACCTCTAACCACCCTGTTCTTTTTGCCATGTTTGTCGACGAGGTAAAATCTTCCGTTCCGGGCGTCAATATTATCTGGTCGTCTATTTTCAACGAATACGCTACCAGCTTCAAAGTCACTTCTTATCTCGGCACGCAAGAGCTTAATTCTGTCACCGTTACAGGGAATACATCGGTCTTCTCCGATGTGGAGATTGAGCTGAGCGGGTTTGATTTCGTTAAAGTAGAAGTTTTGGATTGGTGCATTCCGAATCGCAAGGCCCGGATTGAACAATTCAGAATTGGACAATATCTGATTTTTGACAAGACGAAAATCCTTTCCTATCGTCACACCTCTTCTCGTGACCCGATTTCCGGCCAGCTTTCACAGGACAGTATTTCGTTTAGCCTTGATAACAGCGACCGTACATGGGATTCTGTCAATCCTCAAGGCATCTACAAGTATATTTACGAACGTCAACCCATTTCTGTGCGCTACGGCATGGATATTGATGGCAAGACCGAGTGGGTCAATGGTGGCAAGTTCTTCCTGTCGGAGTGGAGCGTTCCCGCTAACAGTATTGAGGCAAGCTTTTCCGCCCGCGACTCCTTTCTTTACTTGATGTCCACTACCTACACCGGCAGAAAATACGGTACGCTCTATGAGATGTGCTATGACGCTTTGGAGCTGTTGGAAGCAGATGAAATCACATTCAATATTTCGGACGAGCTGAAAGATTATTCTGCTGACATCTCTTCGGATGGCTCTTCGTATAAAAACTCTGATATTTTGCAGCTTGCAGCCAACGCAGCGGGCATGGCACTATATCAGACGCGAGATGGCGTTATCACCATCAAGCGGGCGTATGAATTTGGCTCCGGTACGGATGTTGAGGACATCACTCTTCTCAACAATTATTCTTGGCCTGAAATCACTTTCGCACAAAACCTTCTTAATGTCACGACCTCTGTTGGGAACAAAACATACGCTTACCCCGAAAACCCTTCCGGTCGTGGCGTATCTCAGAGCTTGAGCAATGCTCTTCTTTCTGAGTCTACGCTTGAAAAGTCTCGAAACGCCCTTACGGAATCTTACAGCGTGCTTTCCAATCGGCGCAAAGCCACTTTGGAATATCGAGCCAGTCCCACAACGGACGCTTTGGATTTCGTGAAAATCCATCATCAGTTCGATTACAGCGCAACTCTGTTACTGACAAATGTGTCTTATACCTACAATGGATGCTTTAAAGGCAAACTTGAAGGATATATGATGGCAGATGTTAAGTCTTTGACTGTAGACAAATCCAACGAGACACTCGAGTGGGGACAGTCTGTAGTGATCACCGCTGTCCTTTCCCCCGCTTCCCAAGATTCTCCTAAAATCACTTGGTCTGCATCTCCCGAAGGTATTGTTTCCCTCCATGTACTTACCAATACAGAGGGAAAGTCCACCTGTCAGGTCAAATGGAACTCCCCCGGCACAACTATCGTTACTGCTTCCGCTGGTGGCAATTCTGCCAGCTGTTCGTTCCTCACCACTGAATATTATCTTTCCAATATTCCGGAGGGCAAGACGGTGCTTATGGACGAAGGTAGCAACGTCGTGGAGTTCATTGTCGCCAAGCATGACTATGAGAGCGAGTTGAACGGGGCAGGACGTACGCTTTTGATTCGTAAGCGTTATCCAGCCCTTATGAGCTGGGACTCCAGCTGGTCTGCTTATGCACAGAGCGATATAAATACATGGCTTAATGGCGAGTATCTCAATACCTTCTCTTCGGCACAAAAAGAAGCGATTGGTAGCACTACATTTTATTACACTCCCGGCTTTACTGCTATGGATTTCTCTGTTGGAAGCAGCAAGGTGAGCACTATGTCTAAAGCTGTATTTTTGCCTTCTGCGCATGAATTTGGAGGCGATTGCGAAGGCAATGACGTTTTTGGCTGGACAAAGAACTCTCCTGACTATAAATACAATGAAGGAACTTCGTTCCCGCAGGCCAAGGTCATATTGGAATCCATGCTTGCTGCCGATAATGCAGTTATCACTGATGGTAGCTGCCGCGTGTTCACTCGAACTCCTTACCTTTATAGTGCCGCGTATGCCTCTGGTTACCATTCCAGCGACCGTAAAGATTTTCTGAGTAGGATGGTTACAACTCTTGAAGACACTGTCATCGACGGAAATTCTGGATTTTCAGTATTGTGGGGTCATACGGCTACCTTTGGGCCTAATTTGCTCTATTATTGCGCACATCCTTCGTTTACCCTATCCGAAACCACACAAATCGATGCCAATGGCAAATTAGTTTTTTAAAAGGTGATTACATGGCAACATGGATTACAGACCGCACACAAGCGGATATTGACCGCGTAAAAGAACTCGCTGTCAAAGCCCGAACTGGCACATGGACAGAAGAAGAACAGCAAGAATGGGCTGCTGGCATGAAAGGCGCACTCAGCTACACCGATTACAACCGCATTGAAAACGGAATCAAGGAGCTTGCCGAAATCGTTGGCGCAGATTATTCCGCAAAAATTGTTCAAAAAAAAGTAGAAGTTGTTACAGCGAGAAACCAAGACGGTGATATTCCATCGTGGGACGCCTACCCCTCCCACGCCGAGTTCTTTGTGCCGCTGACCGCCAAAAAGTCCGGTTTGCTGCTCCACTCGATGTCCTTCCGCATCAAGGGGTTTGTGGCCGGAAAAAGCCGGGCCATCTTGCGCAAGGCGGCTGACCAAACCCGACTGGTGGATCTCTCACTGGAGCTTATCCGGGGCTACAACGACGTGACCCTTGACATGGGAGACCTTCCACTCGAAAAGGGCGTGGAGTATCAGCTGTATATGTCCGCCGTCAACAACTTCTATCCGCCTTCGGTGGAACCCGGGTGGGTGGTGGAGAACGATTTTATCGACGTCACCAACGCTAGCACTTACTACGATGGAGACAGCAAGATTCTCTTCTCTGGCACTGCTACGGTCATTGAGTCTACGGAAGCAGTCTGGGGTGTAGATGACTACTTGACTACTGATGACTGCACTAGATGGCTGAACAACATATCCTCCATTCGTTCAAAATGCAGCGGAAAAAGTTCCACCCCTGAAACGCCGGGAAGCTTCAGCTATCGTTTTTCGATTGTCAATCAATTGGAAAAGGTTTTGTTTGATATTGAAGCGATGGCTAAAGACCATTTAATCTATTGTTCTGAGCTTATATGTGGAGGTGAACCCTAATGCGCTTTGTTGACCGAAAGGCAAAATATCCCGGGCGTTGGACTATGATAAAATCTGATGGCACATCAGAGGTTGTCACTCTCGTCCGTAACGACAAGCCTATCGTTGAAGGCACGCCAATGAACGCGGATACGTTCAATTCTCTTTTTCTAAACAACGATGCCGACACCGCAAAAACCGCCTCACTGGTGGATTATCTGTGTCTCCTTGATGGCGTGCCCATCGAAAGCAGCGTCACCCCCAAAGACGCATACACCGCTGGCCACTGGAACAAAAACATGGTCAAGCTGTTGGTGGAGCGTCAGCGCTTGACTGCTGCAGAGTACGAAAACGTCACCGGCGAGCCTTACACCGCATAAGAGAGGAGCACACTTATGATTGAGCTTGGCGTATCTCTTACCTCTAACGGCGCTGCAAAGCTGGCAGGCTATGAGCAGATGCTTCGCTTCGGCTACACTAAGAACCGAGGCGTGTACCGCCTTGCTGTCACCGCTTCCGGTGAGTGGGAAGGGCTGGCCGTCCGATGCTTCTGGCACGCCCCGGACGGCAAAGACCCGCCCTCCTCGCTGGTGGTGGACGGCTATGTGGACGTGCCTGCCAGCGTGACCGCACAGCCGGGCAACGGGTGTATCACTTTTGAGGGCAGCGACGGCACCAAGACCGTGACCAGCGCTGACCTGCGCTACCGGGTGGCCGCAAACTCCGGCACGGAGGACGGCACAGGGCCGGAACCGGGAACGCCTGCATGGCAGGCTTTTGTGGATGCCGTGAAGGAATCGGCAGCATCTGCGGAGCAGTCCAAAACGGAAGCGCTGGACGCGGCAGAGCGGGCCGGGACATCTGCCGATGAAGCGGCAGCGAGCGCGGCATCAGCACTGGTAAGCGCGGAGAGCGCCGAGAAAAACGCCCTGTCCTCCGCTACCAGCGCTGCCGAAGCCACCCGTCAGGCAGAGCTTGCCGCACAGGCAGCAGAGAGCAAAGGCTTTCTGTATCTGGAAGACGATGACAACAGCGGCATTTTGTCGCTTGTGGTATCGGATAACCTGACCGATGACGTCACTTTGCAGGACGACGGACAGGGCAATTTGGAGGTGGTATATAAATGAGCAAGAAAATGAAAATCGGCCCATACAGCGCCTACGCGATCGCCGTCAAGTACGGGTATACCGGCACGGAGGAGCAGTGGGTCAAGGAGCAGGAAGCGAACCGCGTCGCTTCGGAACAGGCCGCACAGCAGGCAGGAGCCGCCCGGGATAATGCTGAAACCGCAGCGGCCCGGGCTGAAACTGCCCGGCAGCAGACAGAAGAACTTCGCACTGACGCGCTGGACAAAATCGGCTCTGCAAAATCCGATGCGCTGGAGGCTGTGGCAGCCAAGCAGACGTCCGCGACCGCTGCGGTGGACACGGCCAAAGCCAGCGCCCTCAACGACATGGAAGCGGCTAAGAGCGCAGCAGTAAAGGCCGTGACCGATACGCAGTCTACCGCCACGCAGGCCGTCGATGCTGCCCGGGACAAAGCTGTCAAGCAGGTAAATGCCGCCACAGAAGCCGCAAAGACCGCAGCCAATGAAGCTGCCACCAGTGCGGGTAATGCGTCTACAAGCGCCCAGCAGGCCGCCGACAGCTTGCAGGAGTTGAAAGACGGCATCGCTAGTGGTAACTTCAAAGGCGAAAAGGGCGACAGGGGCGAGAAAGGTGACACCGGTGAGACTGGCCCTGCCGCCACTGTCGCGGTCGGCACTGTGACCGGCCTTGGCGCTGGTGCCGCTCCGACCGTCACAAACTCCGGCGATGAACACAATGCTGTGCTGAACTTTGGCATCCCCACCGCGAGCGCCATTGATATTGCCGTTGACGTGCTCTTTAAGCTCCCCCGTACTGGAAAGGTCTACACCGTAAAAATCCCACGCTTTGCCACGAACCCCACCGTCAACTGCGAGAAGCTGGACGACAACGCGGGCCTTGTGTGTGAGCCGTCTACCGACACCATCGAGGGTCGTGATGATTATGCCGACATTCCTCTTTTCAAGTGGTACAACTGCAATTACAGGAGAGACTCCTCCGGCCACGCCTACCCCACCGCTATCGAGCATCTGAGCGACAATTACCGCAAGACTGGTACTGTGGACGTTGGCGTCATCCAGATGACTCCTTATGTCAAGTGGGACGACAGCGACCCGGATTATATCCTGTGGTCTATCACTGACTCCCCGCGAGACGGATTTACCCCGTGGGCCGCTGCCAAGTCTGGCGACACCGTATATCCCTACGTCATTCACTCGAAGTTCTTCAGTGGCGTGGGCGAGGATGGGTTGCTGCGAAGCGTGTACGACCTCGTTCCGGCACGCAACCAGTCGTATAACAGCCTGATTACAGACTATGGTAAGAAGGGCGCTGGCTATAAGGGCGCTGGTGGCGAGAAAGTTGCATGGCAAATCCTGTTCAATTCCATCAAGTGCGCTGTGAAGTCCAGTCAGGAGAAGTATAAAGGCACTACGGGCTATAATCTCCAGTATCCCGCAGCTGTACAGCGAAGCGAGAAGCTGACATACTTCCCTGTCACAGCGGAGCAGGCGAAGAACTTGCTGGTCGGAAGCCGGGTTTCTGTTGGATACGGTTCTAAGGGCAGCGACGGCACTGTCAATAATGGCCGTAATGCTTCGACTGTCCATCAGTATGCAGACGAAGCCAAAATTCTCAAGATTGAACCCATCGATGATACGACCAGTGCTGTGTATCTGGACTGCGACGCTTTTGACACGATGCCTGTCGCTCTGTCTGACACCCTGAACGCACCTATCACTCTGTCTACGATGCACTGGCACAGCGGCACAACAGACGCGGTCATCGGCCACCATGATGGCAGTCCCGGCAGCAATACGGATTCTAAGCACCCCTATCGTGTGCAGGGCATCGAGTATGCTGTGGGCGGCTATGAAGTGCTCAGTGATGTGGTACTCGCCTTTGACGACAGTAACGGCAAGGACGTATACGTCTGTCCTGCTGGCGTAGCGCATACCAAGACTGACGCCGAGATTCTGGCGAACTACAAGAAAGTCGGCAGCTTCCCTGCAGACGATTTCTGGATTGGAGACATCGGCTTCGACCCGGAAACCTGCATAACGTATCCTGCAACGCAAGGCTCCGGAGATAAAACAGGCGTCGGCGACCGTGTCCATGGCGGTGGAAACGCAAGCAAAAACACCCTGCGCGAATACTTGCAAGGCGGTTATCTCGGGCACTGGTCGGAGGCGGGCGCTTCGTATGTGAATTGCTGGAGCGGGCTTGGGGGCAGGGACTGGTTTTGCTTGGCCGCCGATTGACACCTTGCGCCGGGGGTGAATGCCGCTTGCGGCAGAGGGGGAAGTCCCACTGAAAGCAAGGTGGCATGAGGCAACTATAAAACGAAAGGAGTTGTAGCACATGAAAGCAAACTTCGATGCAGAGCAGCCCGCCGTCCGGTCTGTACGTGACGGCCGTACGCTGTATATCTTTATCTGCGTCAACGGCCAGTGGACGGAGCGGCAGTATGACGAATCTCAACCTGCACAGCAGGTATGGGAATGCGACTACCGGGAAATCGTGGCCGATGAAAGCAAAATCGACCTTGAGAAGGTACGAGCTGCTCCCGAAAAGTATCTGGATTGGGCGGAGCCTGTCGAGAAGACTGACACCGAGAAAATCGCAGAGCTTCAGGAAAAGAACGAAATGCTTACACAATGTCTGATGGAAATGTCGGAGATCGTTTATGCATAAAATCACACAAAAATTAGAAAGGATGGCACGTATGATGGCGATGTTATGGGCACAGGAAATTATGTCTGCTGAGACTGTGGAGGAGGCAAAGGCTCTGTATGAGCGCTGCCCCCGTCTGCTGAAGGCGAAGGTGAAGGACATCCTCGTCAAGAGCGGGTTTGAGGAAATCGTAGGCGAAAGCAACGCCTGAGAAAGGACGTGGTTGTATGAGCTTTCTTGAGTTTTTGAGCAGCCTCTTTGCGGGCCTTTTCGGCCCTTCCCATCCCTCCGCAGGCATTTCCGGCGCACCGGGCGGCGATTATCGCATCTACAACGACAAGAATAGCATTTATGACGTGTCCACTGTGGACACCAAAACCTCTGCTCCTCCCGGCTGGGAGGGTGACCCGCCCTACCGCTACCTCGACGTGAGCCGCTATCAGGGCAAAATCACCCTCGACGGCTGGCGCAAGGTCAAAGCGGCGGGCTACAAGGGGGCCATGCTCAAGACCGTGAGCACCAACCGCAAGCTCTCCAAACGGGCAGACGGCCTGTACATCGACCCCACCTTTGAGGATAACTACAAAAACGCCAAAGCGGCGGGACTGGACGTGGGCGTCTATTACTACACCTACGCCACCAGCGAAGCGATGGCCGATGCAGAGCTGGCCCTTGTGCGGCAGGCGGTCTACGGCAAGGAGCTGACCATGCCCCTCGCGGTGGACGTGGAGGAAAACAAACTCAAACCCATGAGCACCCTCGACCTCACCAACCTCACCGCCTACGCGCTGGAACAGGTGGAAAAGATGGGCTTTTATGCCCAGCTGTACACCTACACCCACTACTCCAACATGGAGCTGGACATGGGCCGTCTGGCAAACCGCTGGGACGTCTGGCTGTCCGATACAACCGGGCACACTCCCGCCGTCGGCTACCACTACAACGCCCACCAACACACCAGCGAGGGCCGCGTGCCGGGCATCTCTGGCAACGTAGACCTCAACGTCACCACCCTCAACTACCCTCGCATCATCAGAAAGAAGGGCCTGACCCGTCTCCGGGAGGGCGCATGACTAAAGAGCAGGCTCTTTTGTGGGTGCTGGGCGTTGTTGGCAGCGTGTGTGCAGGAGCGGTCACGCTGGACAAAGTCTTGGACATCATCCACAAGTACATCAAAAAGGCGCAGGCCCCCGACGCCGCGCAAAACCAGCGGCTTGACGCTATCGAGCAACGGCTGGGCGCAGTCGAAAGCATCTCGTCTCAGCATGCAGCAGCTCTAAAGCGCGACCTCACCCGCTTCGACGCGATCGACGAGGAGATTTGCTTGGCCCTTGATGGCGTGCGGAATCTGCTGGACGCTCAGCTCTCCGGGGACAATCACGAAGGGATGCAGAAAAGCAAGGCTAGCATCGACAACTATCTTTTGAAAGGAGTTACCAATCATGGAAGCAATCAATGAAATTTTGAGCATCATCCCGGTTCCTGTGGCCGTCATCCTGATGCTGGGTGGACTCGTTTTCTACGTCATCGGCGGTATCCGTCTGGGCTATGGCGCGGCAGTCAAAAATCTGGTGCTCAACCTCATCACTCAGGCAGAGCACGAGATTCAGGGCACCAAGCGCGGCGCAGAGCGCAAGGCGTGGTGTGTCAAGATGCTGCGCACCTATCTGAACAACAGCCGGTGGGGCAAGCTGGTCTCGTGGGCTATCACCGAAGAAACCATGAGCAAGGTCATCCAGTTTTTCTTCGACCAGATGCGGAAGGCACTGCAAAAGCAGTAAGGAGGTTATCATGGCAAGCACTACATACGAGCATTTTGTTGACACCAACAAAATGTACGCCGCACAAGAGC